TAACCATCAAGTAGATCTGCGTTCAGGTTAGAACATACAGTTGTAGAACTAACTGTAATTGGTGCAGTACCAGTTGCAACAGTAGACTTAAGTTGACTGCTAGCTTCGACTGAACCACCAACCATTAACTGTGATCCAGAACCAGTGCTTACACCAGATCCTTTGTTAATGAATACTCTACCAGTAGCAGAGTAGATTGATAATGCTGAGTTATTCTTAGCATTAGTTTGGAAGTTAGTTGTTAATGCACCAGAAGCAGTAGCAAAGTTTCTAATACAGAACCATGATTCATCATTATCATCCTGACCCATCTGCCAACCTGCGTCATTGTCAGTGTCAGTAAAGGTCATGTATGAAGATGATCCATCTCCACCAAATGTTATTCTATGATATCCTGCACGACCATCTCTAAAGTCTGCAAATAGAGTTGCACCATCACCTTGGTTAACAATCTCAAGAGGTGATCCAGGATTGCTATCGCCAATACCTAAACGTCCATTACGGAAGTATACATTGTTGTATGATAAGTGAGTTCCATTCCAACCAAAGTCATTACCATCAGTACCAAAGCGGATGTAACCAACAGAACCACTGTTTCTACCCTTGATGGCTAGAGAGTTAGTTGCTGCCTTACCTAGGTCAACACCATTAGCACCAGCAAGTTGTAAAACTCCAGTACCAGTGTTATTGAATACACCTTGGTCAGCAGTTAAATCGTTAACTGTAAGGTGTCCAGAAGCGTCTCTGCGTGCGATTGTATTACCACTTGCTGCAGTAGACTGGGTGAAACCATCTAAGTAATGAGCGTCTAGCTGTGAGGAACTACCATCGTTACCTGCGTGCCACACGGTGTTACCATTAACGGTAATATCACCAGTGTTAATTCTTAAAGTACCATTTCCGTTGTTAGTGTTACCACCAGAAATGATCATCTGAACATCATAATCAGGTGCTTGACCAGATGATCTAAAGTCTATCGTTGGAGTTGTAGAAGTAGCTGCCTTACCAATTTGTAATTTAGCACCTGCAGCAGCATCACGTAATCCAATAACAGTAGTAGAACCACCAGAGATTAGGTTAGATGATGTTACAGTCCACTTAGTTCCTGGGTTAGGACCTACGACATATATGTTTGCGTTGGTATTATTACCAACAAATGCGATCGTACCTGTGACTAAGGTGTAGATTTCACCCGATGTGTGAGTAAGTTCACTAACACCTGTAGAATCAACTACGATAGAACCAATATTATTTGTTGCACCTACATCAGAGTAGATAGTGTAAGTACCGCTTGGGTTAATGTTACCGTTAGTACCAGTTCTTGCATGATAATCAGGAATGTATAGTGTATACTTCAGACCACTATCGTTAAGATAGAAGTTCTCGAAGACCATCTTATCCTGACCAAGAACCTCAGGTAAGAATACATCACCCATAGGTTTGTTGATGCCACCCTGAGAAGCACCGAAGTTATAACCAGACTGATACCATAGACCTTGATGTCCATCTAGTTGATCAGCATCTAATCCACTTGCAGCACCATCATTAGCACCCGACCAGACCTTATTCCAGTTACCATATACAGCATTACCACCAGAGTTACCTCTAATCCAAAGGTTGTCATTATCAGTCCAACCTAGTTGAATAGCAGCAGAACCTGTTGCTTCTCTCCTATAAGTTGTAATACCGTGGGTTGAACCACCATCATTAAGACCAGTAGCAGCATTATTTCTTAATGCAGCTGCAACACCATTTGCTGCCTGAGCAGGTGATGGGTTGGAAGTTAGAGATGCAGTCTCGTTGAATATTCTGTTTGCAGTGTCTGCAGTACCAGATATAGAGATGTTGTAAGTAGTATTTGCAAGACGTGCAGGATCAATAGTACCAGCGGTTAAGTTACCAGCGTTCTGATAGAATGGACCATGGTTGCCGTCTAGCTTATCAGCATTGAGTTCAGATCCTGGTCCTTGGTCAATAGCAACCTGACCATTAGCATCAATTAAGAAACCACCTTCTGATTGGTTACCAATTGCTTGGTTAGCAACATCCTTACGGAAACGGAATACACCGTAGTTACCATAGACAGTAGCAGCAGGTGTTAAGTTATCACCCTTCCTAAGGTCAATTTCAATGTTACCATAAACACGGTTGATTGTACCTTTAGTAGCAGCTAAGATTGCTCCAGAACCACCACCAAATTCAGTTGGGATAGTTATAGAGAAGTCTGCAGTATATCCAGTACCAGAGTCAGTTACGGTAGCAGATGTAATAACACCACCAGATACAATGTAAGTTGCTCTTGCAACACCTGCATCAGTGATACTGACGTTACCACCTTCTAGTGGTAAGTTCTGATATGTACCATTAGTATATCCTGTACCACCATTTGTAATGGTAATAGTATCGATATAAGAACTATCAGTTACAGATCCACCAATAACTACACAATCCTGAGTAGTTGGTCTAATTGCTTGTAGTGCATACTCCCATGATGAATCACCACGTAAGAACGTGTAAGAGTTAGATACACCTTTACTTGCTAATCTCTCTGGGTCAACTGTACCAGCAACGATGTTAGAAGCATCGATGTTAGTTGATGTTAACTGTGTCCAGTTAGCAATGTTACTACCAGAAGTATTAATTACCCTGTTGAGGTCAACAATTCTCTTTCTGGAAACGTTACCAGAAGTACTTGCTGATGAAGCAGAAGTTACTGTATATTCACCAGAGTTGACTAGAGTAATAGAGTAGAAGCCATCAGCACCTCCACCACTTGTGAAATCTAAGTATGCTAGAGCACCATTAGAAAGACCGTGACTGCTCTCAGAAACTGTGATAGTTGTACCAGTCTGAGAATACGTACCAGTTCCTAAGTTTGCAGCTGCACCATCAAGAATATAATCAGAAGCATCAAACTTGATGTTGTTAGCAATATTAATGTTAACTCTACCTTCAATCTGAGCAGCAACAACTGCGTTATTGTTTGTAGGTGAGTTAGGTGCGGTTACAGTTGGCTGTGTATAATATCCAGAACCAGCGTTAGTAATAGTAACCTTAGTTACAACACCACTTGTTACGTTAGCAGTAGCAGCTGCCTGTACACCAGAACCTGAATCAGGTGCTCCAATTGTTAGAGCAAAGTCACCAGTATAGTCTCCACCACCATCAGTAATAACGAAGTTGTAAATTTGACCATCGTTATAAGATTGAATAGTACCACGAGCAGTCGTTGTACTACCAGCTACGATAGCACCATTAGTGAATGAATAAGCTGAATTAGGCTGGAATGCTAAGAACTGAGATTCTAAGTCATTCTCCAAGATATAGGAAACAGCAACACCATCAGTCTCAAATGAATGAGTACCAGTACCTTGACCAGTTAAATCAATTGCTTGGTTGTTAGTTGCGTTAGACTTAGTAGTAGCAAGCTTAACATTGTTATCATCTACCTTTATAACGAAGTACTTGGTGTTAGTTGAAAGGCCACCAATTGCAGTAGTGCCTTGTGTATATGTTAATCCATCACCATCATTTGAACCATGACCTGTAATAGTAATGGTCTCAGTACCTGTATTGACACTTGCAGGTGCTACGCTGAATGTTGTAGCAGTTGTTTGAATTGCAATGTCACCAGATTTTGCATCCTCAATAGCAAGTCTCTCTGCTTCAGATGTAACAGAGGTGATATTAAATGGACGTAAAGCAGGTATCTGATCAATGTTAATCTTACCTGAAGACGTTAACTGAACCAGTGCAGATGGAACTGCGTTTGTTGAATATGGCTGGTTGAGGTATGGTCCTAGATTGTTTGAAATATAATCTTTAACTGATGCCTGAGTAGGTAGTAATGCATCAGATGCGAATGTACCACCAAGAGTATCAGCGTCAGAGAAACCTGTAATCGTGATGTCACCACCAACGATCTTAATAGATGATAGTTCAGAGATACTAACAGTACCAACGAAACTAATGTTACCTGTTCTGTTGTAGATAGTAACGAAATTACCAACCTTGAAGTCACCAAATTCGTTAGTACCTGAGGTGTAAACCTGACCGAAGGATTGTTCAGATGCTTCGTATGCAGTACCTAAACCAAATCCACCGTTCTGTGGTAGAGCAGCATAGGTGTTACCAGATCCAGCGTATTCCCAAGTATGAGCAGATGAGTTAACAACAGATGGTCTGTGGAATTTAATTGATTTACCTACAAGACCGCCTAGGTTACCATCAGCATATCTGTAACGAGTGTTAGGACTTGCATCTAGCGTGTAGTCCATCGACCTGTTGGTCGTGATCTTAGCAACAATCTGAGTTCCTGGAGAACCACTAACAACCTCAGTTTCAAGAATGATGTGCTCAACAGCAGGATCAGTAGGTGATACATCACCAATTCTAATGATATAGTCTTCAGTAGGAATCTGTGTTAGAGCTGTACCACTAACCTGAATGACCTGTCTTCCAGATTCAACTTGGTTACCATCAACATCATTAGTAATACTGTCAATGACACCAATGTCAAAGCTGTATGGGTCTGCTCTAAATCCACTTGCACGTAAAGCATATGTACCAAAGTTAGAAGCAGAGTTGGTTATGGATGCATATCCACCAGACTGGCAAACAACACCATCTTGACAGAAGATAGCGAACACAGAAACGACCTGTGTATATCCATCGTTAGTAATATTATATGCAGTACCACCAAAGGAAATGATAGTGAATGCGTTTGCAACCATCGACTTACCTTGTGGGTCGAATTGTGCAATGGTGTTACCTTGTCCGTCTAGCTTAAGACCAGGACGAGGTACGTTTGGTGTAGCGCACTTAGCACCGTCAATATCACAACCAGAACCTCCAAGGAATGAAATAACAGAAGAGTTCTGAATGAATGGAGATGCCTCAATAACAGGCAAGTCTAAGAAGATATTGAGTAGTGGGAATGAGAACTTAGCAGCACCCTGTTCAGTAATAACTGGATCAGGATCTGTAACAGTACCGCTATATGCAGTGGCACTTGATAGAACATTGTCCAGAATACCCCAATTGGTAGTGAGTGCAGAGATTACGTTAGCACACTCAGGTGCACTTGAATCTACTGTAATAGATCCATTAGAAACAGGAGCAATCTTCGAGAAGAACCCTGGTTCAAGACTATTTCTTATTGCTTTGATTGATAACTCTTTAGCATATGCAAAAATTGCACGAGTATAATCAACCTCTTGAGTAACATGAGATATTGCACCACTACTAATGTATAGGTTAGCAGCTTCAACTATCTTGGAGTTACCAGTATAACGAAGGTCGAATTGGAATGCTTTAACGATGTGAAGAATGTCATCAATACACTGTTGATCTCCAGGTGAAATCGTTCTTGTTGCTGGAAGACTACCATAGCCACCTGCAGAGGTTCCTAGGGCAGTTGTAACAGTGGTAAAGAATGTTGTAACCGCAGATGCTACATCAGTACATGTAGGTGTAGTAGCTGCTGTATCTGTAGCATGTGTAAGACTATCTGTATTGATTGCTTGTTCTACAATTGAGAACAATGTATCAATTGATGATTTAACTGATGTACATCCACCAGGTTCTACTGTAATTGTAAGATCCTTAGTCTGATCAATACCATGCCAACCCTTAACGTTGACTGTTTCGTTAGCAGCAACCTGTTGAGCAATTTCACTTGCCATCTCAAAGACAGCACGAGCTTGGAATTCTTCTCCATCTACATGAGGAGTTCCAACAAAGTATCCTGCATGATCGTATACAGCATCATTACCACCATTGGTTAAGTTGTATGCTACTGCTCTTAGAACGTCAGAAGCATCATCCTTACAATCTTGATTGTGATTAGGAATTGTAAATCCAGGATCAGCAATTGGGTCTGTTGATCTTGGATAGCTGCTAGTGCCACCACCACCATGAGTACAACTCAACTGTAGTGATTCTATTGCAATCTTAACTGTAGAAGTTGCATAACTAACAGAATCGGCAGCAGCAGATACAAATGTATGTGCTGTAGTATTAGTAGAAGGTATAGTAGTTAATACTAATACATCAAAAGTATTTGCAGTTACATTGGCAATACTAATCCACTTATCGCTAATTGGGTCAGTTGATCTTGGGTAAGAATGGTTACCACCACCATGAGTACATGTGAAGGTAAATGCATTATCTGCTAGCTTGACCCTATCACCAGGCTTAAATCCATGGTTATTAATAGTAACTGTAAGAATACCAGTATTCGGATCATACGCACCGTCAATCGGAGTGTGCGTAGTTGGAGCAGTGAGTTCATTGGATCCAACCGTTAATACAAGAGCACCTGTTGCGGGATCGTATGTTCCTGCAGAAGGTACGTAATTATTAATTGTAGAAGAAGTTGATCTCTTAACACCATTAGTTGTTGAAGATACCCATGTGTGTGCATAGTTACCACCAGTGATAACTGAGTTATTCAACGCAGACTGATAGGTATGTGTTGTAGTGTTAGAAGAAATACCAACATCAAGAGTTACTGTAGTTCCAGTTGTAGCTACAATAGGAATTGAAGTATTATATGACTTGTCACGTTTCTGCTGAATACCATTAGCAGTAGCAGATATGAATGTATGAGCATCAGTGTTGGTTGAAGGAAGTGCATCAAGAACTTGTAGATCAAATGTAGTTGAAGTTACGTTGAATACCTTCTGCCACTGATTATAGATTGGGTCTGTTGCTCTTGGATAAGACTTATTAACTTGACCACCACCGCCAAATCCACAACTAAATGTGATAGAATTCTCTGCAAACTTAACCCAGTCACCGTTTCTCATTCCATGAGCAGCGGTTGTGGTGATCTTCATAATACCCGTTGTTGGGTTATATGTTGTACCAGCACCAGCAGTATGTGAATCAACTACAGCTCTTGGATAAGCGTGTTCTGTAGATCCACCATCCTCATCACACTTGAATGTAATAGCACCTGTTGTTAGTTTTACATGCTCTTTAACATGCTTCAGACTATTAGCAGTTGCAGATACAAATGTATGAGCGTCACTAACTGATAGTGCAACACCACCAGTACAATCAAAGTCAAATGTATTTGCAGTTACGTTCCATATATTAACATACTTACCGTCAATTGGTTGACCTGCTTTTGGATAAGACTCATTACCACCGCCACCATATCCACAGCTCATCTGGATAGTACCAGTAGCAATGTTAATCTTGTCTCCCTCTTGGAAACCGTGATCAGTGACAGTAACAGTCATCACACCAGTGGTGACATTCAATGCAGCACCAGAGACCGTATGACTAGTAGGAGCCGAAAGATTGTGATTACCAATAGTAACTTCTACAAGACCCGTTGCAGGGGTGTATACAGCGTTTGTAGGAGTGAACGTAACAGGAGGAGTAGTACCTACGTTAATATCGAAAGAATTCTGTGTAACATTAGTAACACTCTTCCAAACATTAAGAGCTGGATCAGTCGATCTTGGATATGTGTGCTTGGAGAAATTATCATCCATAGCACAAGTAAAGGTCAATGAATCCTGTGCGACCTGTACTTTCTCACCAGCGGTAAATCCGTGGTTAGGAATTGTAAGAGTTAAGACACCTGTAATTGGTTCATATGTAGCACCAGTTACAGTATGCTTCGTGAAACCTGTGTCATTATAAACGACTGCTCTTGTAACACAATTGCTAACTGAAGATACCCAAGTATGTGGAGTAACATCAGTATTTGCTTTACCAACATTAACTTTAATATTATTTGCGTCTACTCTTCTAACACCCATCCACTTATTGTAGAATGGGTCGGTTGTACGAGGATAATCTTTCTGTGTGGCATTACTGTCTAGTCCACAAGTAAACTTCAATCCATCAGCTGCGATCTGAAGTCTGTCCCCATCTACAAATGGGTGACTTGCAATGGTAAGAACCATTTCACCTGTAATAGGATCATACTTAGCACCAGTTGGAGTAAACTGATATGCGGATACACCTTGGAATGTATGAGCAGTTGTGTTTGTTGGAGTAGTACCGTTTAAAGCATTGATAGTAATATCATTGCCAGATACTGCTTCAACTGGTACATCAGTCAAGCTAGAGATGAAACGCTCAACTGCTTCTTCTGAAATAAACTTATTATTAGTATTAAGTAGATTTGCAGCATCCTGAGTTAAGTTAGGAACAGTTCCATACGTACCCCTATCTAAAGTAATAGTCTCATATTGCTGAGCTGCAGTACTATGAGGATGTCTTAGGATTGGCAGATTACGGATAACCTTTAATGCATAATCCTTTGCATAGTTAAATGCTTCTACATACCTATCTTGATTACTTGTAGTTACCTGAGTGATGAAGTAGTTACAAGCATCATATACTCTGTCATTACCACCCCATTTAAGGTTGTGATATAAGGACTTCTGAAGGAAGTCAGTAATATCATCAGTACAATTTGAAGTATTGCCAGGAACGTTATATCCACCATTAGCAGCAAGCATTCTCTTAACTGCTACCTCAGATATCAACTCAGCGTTGTGAGCGAGAAGATCTGCAGCATCAGCTTGCTTATTATTAGCTGGGAAACTATTTGGAGTTCTATATGGTTTCCTTATATCAGTGAATGTACCATCTGTTCCAGTGGTAGCATTACTAACAATATTTTCACCAATTTCTAATATAAAAGTTCTATGGTCAACAATATCACTAACAGCCCACTTACCATTGATACCAGCAGTTCCACTACCAGCAATCGTTACATTAGCAGCAACACCAACATTAACTGTAATTGATGAAGCAGCATCTACAGCGGTAATTGCAGTTGCTGTATTATATACTGGATCACTAGATCTTGGATATGTGTGAGATGTTTGATGATTATCTCTCGAACATGTAAAGCTTAATTTTCCTGCACCAATTGTTACAGTATCAGCAGTTGTGAAGGTATGAGCACCAATGGTCATTACCAACTCACCTGTTACTGAATTGTATGTGGCTGCAGTTACATCCTTCTGAACACTACCAGCAGTTATTGTGATAGCATTGGATGAAGTACCACCATTATAGGTGTGAGTATGATTTCTAAATCCTCTGAAGAGGTTGTGTCCTGTATTAACTTTAACTGTAAGTTTGTTATAGTTAACAGTCCAACTATCAATTGGATGAGCAAATGTATCACCTAATGCATTAAATGTAGTAGACCCAATTGTTAAATTGCTTGCTCTAGTAGCAGAATTTTCATGATATGATTTGACATATCCATATGCTTCTTCTGCAATAAATTCTTGGTTAACTTTAATAGCTTCAGCACCATCTCTAAACCTAGCAGTTTGAGAGATCTTAGTAAATCCATAAGGAGAGTTCCTTAAAGATGCTAGAACATAGTTACTAGATGAGATAACCGCTTGGTTACCAGTTGGGTTGAGTGTTGCATCAAATACACCAACAGCTGCTCTTACAACAAATTGTAAAGAGTAACCATCAGGACGTTCAATACGATGAGTGATATATTTACGACCATTAAGATCTTCAACGTTATCTAATACACTAACTGTAGATCCACTAGCAGTTGCAGTGTTAGTTGTTGATTGAATATTTGCTGCTTTAAGAACAAAGATAGCAGTTGTATTGGAACTATTATACTTCGCAGTACCCATGCCCAATTCAGTATTACCTGGAAGAGTTGGAGTTCCAGCACCTGTAGCAAAGGTATCAATCTGATAAATCTTACTTAATGCTTCTGAACCAGCTCCACTGAAGTTAAACTTAAGTCCACATTCTCCAAGTGAAACCCAATTACCGAATAATGTACTAGTGAGTGCGTTATCACAACCAGTAATAGTAACTGTAACTTCACCACTTGCTAAAGCCCATGAGGTATTAGTAGATGCACCAAAGTTAATTGCACTACTTACGAAACCATATAACTGAACTTCCTGTCCAACTTCATAGTCATGGTAAGAAGTACCAGATAAAGTAAATGTAGGTCCAAGATAAGTCTGCTGTGTAGCTAATGAAGTATCAATCGTATTGATTGATAGAACTCTACTCGCTATTTCAAATCTTTGATATCCAGAACCTGTATCGGTAAAGGTAAGAGTAACTGGATTATCATTACCCTGAGCATCTTTTTGTACAGCGTTGGCAGCAGATGTAGCAAGTCTTATCCAATCAGTATTCTCTTTATAAACATAATAAGTAGTACCATCTACAAGACCAGAGATGCCACCCATCTTGCTGGCACGATATACTATACCATCACCAGTTGCATACTGGTGTGTGGGGATATTAATACGATTACCTTCTGGCATAATCTGGCCAGAGGTGAATAGATGAAGATTAGTATTTGTAGATACTGCAGTGATATCTTTAATACCTGTAGTAGCTGTAATTGTTGTAGAATTAAGCCAGGTATCATAAAGTTCAATAGTGTTGGAATCAACAGCTCTTACGTAATAAAGCGTATCATCAGCAAGACCTGCTAGTACAGCAGCTTCATCCTTTTGATAATAAACTTGATCACCAGTCTTTAATAAGTGACCAGTAATTGTAATCCTATTTGTAGTTAAGTTAACCTTAGTAGCATCAGCAGGGAAAGCTATAGTTTCTCTTTCTGAATTAATTGTATGCTGATAGATCTGATTAGAGATAGTCTCTAATTCAGGTCTTAATGATTCAGCGTCAGAAACGTCAAATCTGTTAGATGGATTATTCTGTAAGTCAGTAACAATATTTGCTGCTACAGCATCATAGAATATTTTTTCAGCGTCCTGGAATACATCATTAACACCTGATGTAATTAATATCTTAACACTACCAGTTGAATATGGAGATGCTTGTGGACCTGTGAAGGTAATCTCTTGAATAGTACCTAGTGTACCAGAAGATCCACCTTGTACGAAGTAACCAACTACAAGAGTAGTATTGTTACCTGTATGGTTAGTGAAAGTAATATTGAAGAGGTTATCACCACGGAATTTATCACCAGGAACAGCTGGGATCTGTCCTAATTCTGGTTCGTAGTAAAGTCTTTGCTTATCGTCAAATACGAATGCATACTTCCAAGTATGAATTACAGTACTCTGTGGGTCTGAAGAGTTCTGAAGTGCGTCTCTAAGTACACAACCAGCAACATATGTTTCGTTAGATGCCTTAAGAAGGTGACGGTCGGCGTTCATCGGTCTGATGATAACACGACGTAAGTTGTCACCAATTAGAGAACAGTTCCTTGGAACTGAAATTGGGTTATCTTCTAGATATTCACCACCAGAAACAATCAGTGAAACGTATTCATCACTAGGATCTGGTTGAGCTTTCTGTAAACCGTAAGCAATTTGTGCTGCTTTCTTAATAGTTTTTACAGGTCTTGCAGCAGAACGACCATCATTTAGATCACTACCAATAGTCTGAGAGACATATACACGTCCACCAGTGTCATTTGTAGCAACTTTATAAACAAAATCTGTAGTTGCGATACGCCTTGACTGATCAGTCAGGGGTGGGGTATCAGCAGTTGGGTAAAATGTTTGACCGTATGTATTACTTGTTACGTCTGTATCTTCATAGTTAAACAGATTAGGCCCACGAAGATCCAACGCAGGGTTGATTATAGTCTGAATATCTAAGTTAACGACCTGTGCAGTGTCAGAAATGATAGAACGTGTCGTTCTGATTTGACCTTCTACATCAAGCTCGTACTGAGGATCGGTAGTATTAACACCAACACGAATATTATTTTGAGGATTTAAATTTAAAGTTAATGCATCTTTCTCATTAGCATCAACACCCACAGACATTTCTATGGATTGGTCACCTTGAATACTTAGAGATCTTACTCTCTTATATGCTAGAGTATTACCAGCAGTAATTACACCTAAATTTGCACTTTGGAATGAAAGATTATCATCATCTACCTTGGTTACAGTATAAGTTCCATCAGTTTCACCACCAGAGGTAAAATCGACGTACAACTTTTCACTACCAATAAATCCATGAGCAACAGAAAGGATATTAACTACACCTGCAACCGTTCTACTGTAAGTGGCATTTATCCAATTACCTGTAGGAGTACTTCCAGAAGCTTGTATTCTTTGCTGGTCTGAATTAATCTTAAGAGCCATTAGTTCCCAAACACTATGATACGACTGTAATATCTAAAATACCAATCCATTTAACGATGGAATTGGTTGTCACCGACTTTACCTCAAATGTAAAGTATGGGTCATTTCCTATCTGAAAAGCATCTGGAGTTACACTCCAAAGCTCTTGTCCAGGAGGACTATTTTTAATTATGTTTTCATATTCTGCTGTTATTGATGGAGTACCATCATTAGCAGTGTTAACGATAACATCAAACTTGGTAGCATAAACGTATGAATTGTTGGTAGTCTCCTGCCCAAAAACTCTTGCCTTAATGAAAGAAACTCTATCAGCAGCTAATGCAGCAGAGTTTGTTGATAGAGCAGTGGTACCATCCAATGTCAACTGTAAAGTATTATTGGCAGCATCAGTAACTCTCTTCATGAGATACTTGTCATGACTCGCATCAGCAAAGTTATCGCTGACCATGTGAATCGCAGAGACATTCTTAAGCTCGAAAGCTGTATTAATAATCTCGGTTTGACCTACTGAGAAGCCCCCAATGGATGAGAAATTCTTTACTGGCATGACTCTATATTACCTAAGGGTTATTTATACCTTGACTTTAGTAGTTGTATATCTACCCGTGAAGGATGTGGATGATGTGGCTGCAGATGATTTGTTCAAACTGATGTTCACGTTGTTAGCAGCAACTGCAACTGTGGCATCCATCAGATCATTATCTGAAGTAATGGAGTTAGTAACAGTAGCATGTGCAACTGTTCCAGCGGCACTACATACAGCGGTTACTTCAAACATCTGAACTTTACCATCATCACTTTCAATAGTAATTAGGGTCTTAGCACCTTTATATGCTGTCTTATCAAATGCTGTAATAGAAGCGTTAGATGCGAAAGAAGTCATCTGTCCACCTTCTACTCTACAATCATCAAGTTCTACGAAATCAGCAGTAGAATCAAATACTGTTAGATAGCTTTCTGTACCACCTGCTTGCCAATTTCTATTAATCTTCCACTTACACTCAGATGCATTAGAATCTAGAGCAATAAATGCTTTAGCATCTAATCTAGTAATATAATCCTGTAGAAGAATATCATTACGAGTGTATGGTGTAGATGCACTAGAGATAGTATCAACTCTAATAGTTACGTCTTGAGATGGAGTTAATCCACCAAGAGCAGTACCTAATACTCTCAATACTTCACCATTTCCAGCGGAAGGAGAAGATGCTGCTTCATATCCAGTACCACCAGCGTTGATAGTAACTGTCGTAACAGTTCCAGCACCATCAACAACAATATCTAATGTTGCTCCACTACCTTCAACAGATGATGCTGTTGTAACTCCAGTGAATGTTTGAGATGCTGTATATGAGGTTGCAACCTGTGTTAGTGTTGCAGGGTCAAGAGTAGCAGCAACACCCTGTGCAGGAACATTACGTAATCTTAGACCACCAGTAACTTCAAGGTCTTTCTTAGCTCTTACAGATACAATATTCTGTGACTCTACTAAAACATTAAGTGGGTTAACATCATATAATGTACCTTTAAGTGTATATCCACCAGTAACTGTTGCAAGATGAGATGTAGCATATGTAGTACCCGTCATGTTCGTCTTGAACGCGAGGGTAGTATTATTCAATGAAAGGTTATTAATACCTGCAGCAAAGAACTCAAATGTATCTTCATCAGCATTTGGAGATGACTCAGTTAATATGTAAGTATCTTGGTCAACGTCTCTAACACCACCAAGAGAAACGAAATCATTTCCGTTGTATCCCTCAAACTGTTGTTGAGTACTATTGAATCTAATAGCACCTGCTATTCTATCATTAGTAAGTGGACGTTGGTTTGTAGTACCAGCTGGTATAATAAGTGAACCAGTTGATTTAACATAAGCACTCTTACCGCCACCTGGTTTGAGGACAATACCTTGACCTTGTGTATCAGTAATAGTAACAGTGTTTCCAGAACCACCACCAATCGTAGCAGGGTTAAATGTTATTTCATCACCAACATGATAGTTGTGACCCTTAGCAGCAGCAGTTACCGTTGCAGCAGTAATAGCACCACCAGAAACAGTAACATCGAAAGTTGCAGCAGTACCAATTCCAGTAGTTGCAGTGACAGTACATGCACTATAAGAACCATCAGTGTAACCAGTTCCTGTGCCAGTGACTGCAACTGTTAATATTTCACCGAAGGAATTCGTTCCTCCAATATCTGCATTCTCAATACTATTAGTTTGGAACTTAAGCTTTTCATCAATTTTCAAACTACCAGTAATTTCAGTATCACCAGTCTGAGTATCAACAAAGAATTTCTTATTAGCAAGATTACCGTCATTAACTTGGAACTCCCTATCAGCTGCACCAGTGATAACCATATCACCAGTTCCTTTTGGAGTGATAGTGACAGGAATATTAGCGTCTTGACCATCAGCAGTTAGTACAGCAGCGTTATTAAGCACAAGTCCTGCATTTGCACTACCAACAGTAAGAGTTTCAGCAGTAGAATCTACTTTAAAGAATGGAGCAGCATTACCTATAGTACTGTCAGCGATAATATCACCAGCAGTTTGTATACTAGTTCCATTAATTACATGCTTCTGAACTCCACCATGAGCAATACTAAACTCATCAGCAGCAGATCTGTAGATACCAGTCGTAGGTTCATTAGAAAGAGTGATGGTTGGTGCTGCAGCAGTACCACCTGATTGAATACTTATTCTTGCATTTTCTATGAAGTTATCTGTTCCGTTAGCTGCAATATTGCCACTAAATGTAGAAATTCCAGTAACACCAAAGGTTCCACCAACAGTAGCATCGGTTGATATGGTAGCATTACCTGATGCTTGAACATTAGTTGTTGATAATGTATCAGATGAAAGAGTACTTGTAGTACCAGTTCCAACTGTTAAGGTTCCTGTAGTAGAGAAGTTAAAATTCCCTGAAGTTAATGAACCATCACCAGCAATTGTTGTTATTGATGTAGTAACAATATCGTTTGCAACCATTGCAAAGTTACTACCAGCACCCATTCCACCAAACTGAAGTGTATCAAATACAACTGTCTGTCCACTAAAGAATCCAGAACCACCATTACCTTCTGCAATAGTAGCACTATCAGCATAACCAGCTTTTGTTACTGTAAATACAAATCCAGCACCAACTCCAGAATTACCGACATCAGCATCAGCAACAGAAAGTTGATCATTAACAGCGTATCCAGAACCAGATGCCTGAATATCAGTTACGCTGAATATACCAGTATCGTTACCAGTAATTGTATATTGGAACCCAGTTCCATTACCAATAAGAGTATCAGATGAAGCTACGAGAACATCGCCAACATTATAACCAGATCCCTGCATACCAGTTGAGAAAGTAGCAGCAGTAACTGCACCACCTACAACAGTTATATCAAGTTGTGCACCAGATCCAGATTCACCAGCAGTACCAGTAGTAACATTGATTGTTGCATTCTCTGACATGGGACGACCATGTGAAGAACACTCATAATATGCAGTTGCACCAATGGTTGCACTAGCCTTACACATAACATCAACATATGCACCAGCATTACCTGGAGTACCATACGAAAAGGTTGCCCACTCAGATGTAGCAGCTTGTGATGTTGCATCAAGAACCAATGGATGACCTGCAACAGTGGCATCAGACATATCAAAGCGATATGTATTACCCCTAATCATGGTCAAGTCTGGAGCTTCAACAGCACCTGCTCCAATATTGATGAAATATCTATTAATATCTTCGGGAAGACCACTAGTAGTTAAACTACCACCACTAGTAAAGTTAACTACTTCTGCAGCTTGATATACTCCAGAAGTTACGGTTACATAAACAAAACTGTCAATACCTGCAGTTGCATTACCAACATCAGTTACAGTACCAGTTGCTCCAGATGTTGCACCTGTAGCAGTATCACCAACGTTTACAGTTCCTGTAATTCCACTAGTAACACAAGGAATTTTATGTCTTGCAGCAACTGTAACTGGCCAAGTAGCAGCTCTATTAAGGTTAACTACATCAATCTGATTATATTCTGATGCGGTATATCCACTACCACCAGTAATTGTTCCGAAAAGTCCTCTGACTGTAAAGGTTGCAGCAGCATTTGTACCAGATCCACCAGTAAATGATACGTTAGCATATGTACCAGCAACGTATCCAGATCCAGCAGCAGTAATATTACCACCAACAGGCAATATGTTAATACCTGCAGTACCTCCAGTTCCAGAACCACCACTAATAACTACAGTTGGTGTTGATGAATATCCTTCACCAGCCTGTGTTAAAGCTACACTACCTACTTGTCCAAGTTCAGTATCTAATGTTGCAGTTGCAACAGCATCATTTGTTGGAGTTCCACCACCACTAAAGCTAACAATAGGTACAGATGAATAACCATACCCACCATTAGATAATGTAACAGAAGCAACAGTAAAGGTTAAGTTTGCAACTGTTGCAGCTGCTCCAGATCCAGTAGTATCATTGGTATCATTCGTAAATGATAATGTTGGTATACTTGCATATACACCATCACCTGTAGTACTGACAGAAGTAATATCAGTACCAAGAGTAATAGTAAATGTAGCATCTGTGACTCCACCACCAGTCTCACTCATTGTAAGAGTTGGAGATGAACCAATTGTATATCCTGATCCTCTATCACTTATAGCAACCGCTGTAATAGCACCAGCAGCTACAGTTACTGCACCAGCAACAGCAGTGAATCCTCTGATAATGTGCATCTCCTGAGCACCAGTAGCAGTCAAGGCTATTGGTGTACCACCTGAAGTTGCAGCAAGTTGAATAGTAAAGGTTGTTGTATTTCTGTTTACAACATAATATGTTGTACCATTTGTTAGGTTGGTTAGATCACTATTAGTATTATTATCATAAATTACCTTGTCACCATCCCTAAAGTTATTGGTGGTATATGTAATTGCATTATTTGCAATAGCAGTATTAGCATCAAACTCTCTATCAGGAGGAGCAGTAAATGTTCCTGTAGGTGTTGAATATCCAGCACCACCAGAAGCAACAGCAATTATACCAACATCACCAGTATCACCCATAGATGCGATAAATGCTGTTGTTCCTGTTACTGGAGTTAGGTTTGCAGCTACCGTTGGGTTGTGTGTATATAACGATCCACCATTAGTAATATTAATAGTACCTATAGCACCATTTGCAGACAGAGTAGCAGTTGCAGTTGCAACCTGATCTGGGTTTGATAAAATCTGAGCAGTATAGGCACCTGGAGTATATCCAGTACCTTCGTTAGTTATAGTAAGACCAGTTCCAGTATCATTTAGAGACTTTTTATTAACACCAAAGTTTCTATTAGAGAAGATACCATAAGAGGAGAAACCTGCCTGAGCATATGTACCAACTGTAAATGCACAAGAAGAGTTACCAGTACCTAGGATAGATGCTAGTCTGTTAGAGTCAAAGTAAATATTTTCTGGACAAACTACCTGACCATTAAGTGTAATATCTTCGTCACCAGCAGGGTCAAGGATGATCTTACCAGCAGTAGATGTTAGACTGTTACCTGCTAATCGTAAGTTACCTGTTTCAACGTATGCAGGATAGATGTTTGTAGTACCAGTTCCATCAGTTAAAGTAATGTTTGCAGCAGATTGAGCAGTAGATGTTGCTTCAAACTGAACATTTCCTGTCTGTTGATCAACTGTAAATGCAGTACCTACTCTAAAATCACCCTTATGGTCAGTTGAAGAATAGAATACTTTACCATTATTGAGTTCTTCTACTTCGTTAGCTTGAACTGCAAGTGATGGGTCATTGGTATAGTCAGAACCAGCACCAACATATGCAAATTGATGTGCTGTTAAATTGAGTTTAGTACCAGCACCGTCTGCAACAGCACCTTTAGTACCATAAACGTTTGTGGATGAAAGAGCACGTACCTCACAACCAAATTCAGAATAGTCAGCAGTGACTACAGAAGTAGCAGAATCACCACCATTAGAACGAACGTCACTAGTACCACCAGACTCATCTGTAAAGGTAGTAGAAGCGTCTGTGCCATTGCCATGTAATAATAATACAGTATTGTTATCAGAAGTATACTCACTTGTTGTAGGAGTAAATGCACCAGTGAAACGGGCAGCACCCTTACTAAATCTTACTTCATCAATCCAACCATTAAGTGCTTCAGCAGGAGCACTAGTATCATAATTTGAACCAATTGCTACTGGTTTAGTAGATCCATAATCATTAGTATCAGCACCAGTTGCTAATTCTGTTCCATCAAGGAATAATTTTGTTGTACCACCATTTCTTGCAACAGCAACATGATACCAAGTACCAATAGCTAAAGTACCACCACTAAGTGTAGATGAGTTACCGACACCATAATGAAGTGCAGTACCATTTAAATAAAGCTTTCCTGCAGTATCTGTAGCAGAAGCATCTCTAAGATCAAATATATGCTGTATGCCAGTTACACTATTAGGACGTACAAATGCCTCAAGACAGAAGTTTGATGTACCAAGTCCAAAGTCTTCGCCAGTTGGCACCATCAAGTTATCCTGAGTACCATCAAATAAGAATGATGCAGTACCGAATTTCTTTTGAGCAGTATCTATCTGTGTGTCACCAAACCTACTTAATACCTTTACTGGTTTGAGTGAAGTTGTGAATATACCAGTTCCCTTACCACTAATATAGATGTAAGTTCCATCATTACTATCAATAACTCCACGTCCTACTGCCTTCTTGTAAGTTACGTTGTTGGCAGTGATTGTACCAGATGCTGCATCAGTATAAGTGAACGTATTAGCATCTACTACAGTTACTTGATAGAAATTATCTGTAGCACCACCACTAATATGGTCTGCATAGATGTAATCATTACTTGCTAAACCATGACCAGTTCTTGTTAAAGTAACTGTGGTTCCAGAACGAACATATGTACCAGACTGGAATCCATCTTCCAACTGATAAACTATCTCTGCAGCAGAGAATGTTCCACTAGTACCACCAAGTTTTAAACGAGTTTTACCAGCACCATACTTACCTGTTGCACCCTGAAGACCTTTAATACCTTCAGCAGCAAAGTAAATAAATCCATTTAACCACTCAACACGAACACCATTAGTACAAAGTATACCAATAGAGTTTGGAACTATGAACGTACACTCATTAAAGAGTACAGCAGCGTGTTGTGAAGCAGCATTAATCTGAGCACCATCTAGCTTAGCACCACGTCCAGCATCTCCTTGAGCGAAACCATAAGGATCAGCACCAGAAGTTACACTACCTTTAGTAGATACAGTACATCTTTCTACATAAGGACTTCTATCTGAGTTTAATGAAGAAACAAGTTCAAATGCATATCCGTCATCATTACCACTATCATAGAAAAAATCTTTAATAGTCAAATCGGAGACATGACAATCTCCTGAAAGCTTAAAAGCAGTATTACTTTGAGTTACACTTGTAGGTTTAACTGATGTTGCACGTAAATTAGTACCACGTAAAGTAACCCCATCAGGAACTGTCATGGGGAAGACTTCTTGATATTCTCCTGGAGATACTAAAATACTGTCACCAGAAGTGGCAGTAGCAAGTGCTTTAGTTATTGTTAAAAATGCAGTATCTGGATGCTTACCACCAGCACCAGAGTTTGCTAATGTAGTAGTATCAGCACCATTCTTCGAGACATAATAAGTGCTACCAGGACCATTTGTAATGTCCGTGGCAAGCATTGCAGTAGTAACCTCACCTGTATTAGGTTTTTGGTTTGCAATTTCGACTATTGCTGCGCCATTTCTGGCGTATAATTTTTGATCGGCTATATTTACCGCAACTTCCCCGTCTTCTAAATTAGAAGTCGTCGGGACTGTTGTCGCTGTTGTCGATCTTTTGAGCTTGATTCTCGTTGCCATTTGTTATAGCATCACTAGGTTGTTCGCTTATACTATTTAACTGACTTTGCAGATCCTGTATCTGCGCTTCCAGCATCACATTAATAAGGGTCAACTCAGATACTTTTTTTTGTAATGTAGCAATAACAATTTGTCCGTTCATTTAGAAAGTTCCACCATCTATTGTGTTTGTCCATACAGGAACTCCACCACTAGTTACTGTTAGTATCTGATAAGATTCAGCTACGTCAGGAGCAGATCCAGGAGTAGACATATTAGCAGCTCCAGTTACTTGTAAAGCACCTGCAGCATTACCATATATGATACCATTTTGAGTGAATGTACTAGCACCAGTACCACCGTATTCAACTACGAGGTCGTTATCTAGTTCTAGATCACCAATAAGAACAGTACCACGGTTTCCAGTTACCCCGAATACAGTACCTGTGTCAGTTGCTTCTTCAATGAATGTCCAAGCACCTGCACCATCGTTACCACCTGTACGGTCATAACCGAAGAAACCAAACTTGTTAGTTCCAGAAGCATTGTAGTGTACTTTAACACCACGATCCATTGCATCATCAGCACCTCTAACTGTAACTAGAGTAGCACCTACAACTTGGTCAGCAGTGATTGCTGCACTTAATGTAAGTGTTTTTGTGCCTGTATTGATAGCAGAGATTGTAGTTCCACCAGGAATACCAGTACCAGTTATAGTGTCATTCACTTGTAACTGTTCTACAGCATCAACCTGAACAGCAACTGTTGCATTACCTGCAAAGGTAGCTAGTGTTTTAACTGTGACAGGTGTAGTAGGATCACCCAATTCAATAGTAGGATCGTTAACACTCATTGAAGCAGAGTTAACAGTCGTTGTAGTACCATCAATTTGAAGATCACCTTTAATTATGACCAAACCATCAGCGTCTCCACCTGCAGGATATGGGTCAATAATCAATTCTTGTATACTATTAATAGTGGAAAGTGTATTTCCATCTAATTTCAGATTGTCAATTTCAATTTGACCAGTCTGAGATGTATTACCAGTAATGTTTGTTAGACCATTAAAGGTAACTTGGTTTTGGAAGGTTGTAGTTGCATTAACTTCCAGTGTATCTGTGTTTGCAGTACCAAGAACTGTGTTGTCATCAACCTTAAAGTCCTTAACCCATGCAGTTGCACCAACACCAATACCACCAGCAAAGGTTACAGATGCAGTTGCTACGTTGGAAGCATCAGTTGTATCTGCATAGTTTGCAGTAACACCAACAGCATAGTTCCAGTCAGCACCTTCAACCTGTACTTTATCTGTTGTTGTTTCATCGTAGTAGATAGAAGCATCCTTTGTATTACCGAAGTGAAGCTTCATATCATCAGCGATACGCAGGTCGGGGGTTCCTGTTACACGCTTGATATCTACAACAGCATCAGAATCGTTAAATACAAACTCTACATCACCTGTAGTACCAAATTCTAGTTCTTGTCCATCTTCGATGACAAGTTTACCTGTACCATTTGCTCTGAATATAAGGTCAGTATCTGTGGTAGCAGTTGTAATGACGTTAGCATTCAAGTTAATGTCATCAACATTCCAAGTATCTACCTTTGAATTACTGTCTACAATAACAGCAGAAGCAGCAGTAAGAGTTCCATGAACATGATCCAACATGTCTGTGAAATATCTACCACCAACTACTTGAGCAGCACTACTATTATCACCAACGAATAAACGGTCACCCGAATTCGCTTGTGTACCAGATCCACCAGTAGTTATGGCTAACTCACCATATGTAATGGTTCCTGGTGCAGTTGTTCCAGTACTCCTTTTAATTAGGATATTTGATGCCATCAGAAGCTACCCCCGTTGATAGTGATGTCGTTTAAAATGTTTGTTGGTACAAATTTTGTATCTGCAGCAGAATAAACTAGCACTGCACCATTTGCTAGTCCTCCTTGAGAAGTGTCTGTTAAATCTACATCGGACATTCCTCCGATAGTACCGCCGCCACCACCAGTAGCGACTCTAGTTACTCTGGGGACCGATTGGTCTCCAAATCTAAGTCTTGCCATTAGACAGTTACCCCCTCAAGTACGCTGACAGATCCTTCCAGAACTCTGGATTTTATACCAGAAGTTGCTGTAATAACAACATCATATACGTAACGACCACTCTTCATCGCGGCAGTTTGGGCATTCGTTAGAGACAATTGTATTTGTCCAGCAGTAGCAGGAGATAAAATCGCTGCTGTTACTGTAGTAGAAGAACTACTTGTATAGTGTTTCTTTATCTTACAAGCAACTGTATATCCAGTCAGATTGAATACTGTCCCATTATCGTTTTCAATGGTGAAATCGATAATAAAGTCAGAACCTTGATAGATTAACAGGTTGGATACAGCAGAAGCCATTCTCTAATAGAATCCTAAGTATTATTTAGCTTAACTCTATTTATCCGCTTTCTCAACCAAAGTTTTCACAAGTGCCTTAAGCTCTGCTACTTCACCCTTTAACGTAGTCATTTCCTCGTTCTTCCTCTTTGTTTCCCTACGAGCTCTCTTATATGCTTCGTATGCAGTAACATCAGTATTGATTATTGCATTAGACGAAGGATCCCTACCAAGTTGATTATGACCATCAACAGGGATCAGTTCAATTATATCTCTATCCATTATGCAAGTGCTATTGCTCTAAAGTCCTTAACCCTAGGTATGTATGGTTGATTATAACCAAGAAGACTAATCTTAACCTGGAATGCATCAAAGTCATTAGTTTCTTCTATAGTAAACTCATAATCAGTAAATGTGATTAGATCATTCTGTGGAATTAGCTTTCCGTTATCTGGAACACCAGTAGTGTTAAAGAATTCAAATGGTAGATCATCAAGATTACCAGCATAACCAACTGGAACTAACTTATACATCACTACGATCTTAGATGAATCGAATGTGTTAGCAGCAAGCATAACCTTAAGTCCACTAGCACTCTTCTCTAATCTTGCAACCTTAGTAATATAGTTACCAGCACATTCCCCACCAACACCTGTAGTTGGGGTAATATTATTATATACGTTTGAGGTTGTAATGATTGCACATTGAGTTAAGTCAACAACTGGAGAAAGGTGAGATACTTCAGAACTTATATCCAATTCCATAGTGAATGACTTGGCACTACTCATTCTATTGATTTCATTCAACTGGTTAGCAATAACCTTAGTAGATGGGAAGTAATTCTCCTCACCAATTGTAATGTCATTGTAAATTGTATCCTTAACAAATGAAGTCTCTGCAGTATTTCCAGCTGGGAAAGGTCCACAAGAGGTACCACTAGTACCAAGAACTCTAGCAACAATGCTAGTCTTAGGTTCTACCTGACTTTGAACTTGTGGTGTAAGAACATCCCAAGGAATATTCTGAGATACTAGTATATTTGTTCCACCAGAGTTAATACTCTTACCAGCATTCTTATTAGTAATCTTCAAGTTGTAACTATGAGGACTATTAATTGAAACTACACCACCAGTTGTACTGTTATGAGTTGAGTTAATTAATGTTAGAGGAATACCGCATAGGTTATAACATTCAACCACTGCATTATCAGCATGTGCTAATCCAGTTCCAGAACCTGCAGCTCCACTATATGCTCTACCTGCAGAGTTAATAGTAATAACATTACCAGCAATACCTTCGTATGCAATGATTTCATCACCACTTCCATCCTCTTGGGTACCAAGTATCCTAAGGAATCCAAGGTTTGAATTGCTTACTGCAGATCCACCAATAGTTGTGTGGAAATTACTTGCATCATCTACAGTCAATGAAAGTCCTGTAGTTGTTAAACCAGCAGCCATATTGACCTTAGTAGGTGCAATCTCTGAGGTTACTCCACTCATCTCAACATAGTTAAGACCAGATTGCATACCATGATTACTATGGAACACTCTAATCTGATCACTACCAGATGTTGTCTGTAGTGAATTAGGTCCAAGGTTCAAATAACCACCATTTCCTTCTCCAAGCTGTGCATTCTCAAGAATAAGTCTTGAAGGTGATGCCGTGGATGGAAGAGTGAATTCTGCTCTATAGATCTTAAACATAAGATCTTCATACTGAGAAGGTGTCCAAGTAGATGCGTTCTGTGACTTGAATAGTACACCAATATATGGCTGTTCAGATATCTTCTCACCAGCATGTGCAGCATCAATAGCATCCTTACCAAGGAGTGAGATGAATACCTTATACTGGTTAGAGTCTGAGGTCAATACAATAGCATGTTCCTTTCTATGTGGAATGTATACAGGAGCTTGGAATGTAAACGTGGTTGGTTTAGAAGCATCTGTAGATGTAAATACGTCCTCAGGATCTTTAATTACTTTAGAGAATGGTAGAATAGTCTGTGTTGGAGTACCATTTTCAACAGTTCTAACATCCAATGAAACAGGAATTTCTGCATCCTTAGTGAAGAAGAATATATCAATCTTAGTAAGGAATACTCCACCTTCAAGATTTGAATCTTCAACAAGGAAAGTCTGAGCAAGAGGGTCAACCCATCTAGTCTCTTCTGTTACAGCCTGACTTGAGCTAGTTAATGTCCTAGCATCCTTCATGTCTTCTGAAGTTACCCTAGCATTTCTTACAGATATAAGTGTTTCTTGCTGTGTCTGTAAGATACCAGAAGCTGTAAATTCTGCTTCACCACTAGAATCAGATACACCAACAACCTTACTATCAGTAGAATCATCACTAAGTCTGAATAGTTTAGTACCAGTCTTAAACTTCAAATTACCTTGAACATTAGGAGCATCAATAAAGAATGATCCTCTAAGATTACCTTTCTTATCGGTAATTAAATCCTTATTAGAAACTTTAGCAACAGCACCAGATGTCTCTCCAACAATATAATCATTAATCTTTGGAGATCCATAATAAGTACCTTTTGCTTGATCTGCTAAAGACTTAGTATCAATATTAACGAAAGATAGATTAGACTTGTAATCACTAATACTTGTAATATCTGTACCGTCTAATGGTTGAATAGCATACTCATCATTAGGAGCTGCTACTCTTCCCTTAAATCTAAACTTACCATTTCCTTTCTTAACATGGATAGTTTCTCCAATCTGGAAAGGAATACTATTTGTTTGAGAATCACTACTAGGATCTTTAATAAGACCAATAACTTTTGGAGTAACAAGCTTCTTAGGAATTGCAATTCCATCAAAGAAAGCATAGAACTTAGTTCTTGGCTTTAACTTCTTACAATCGAATTGGATGTTCCTAGAACGCATCCACTGTATGTGTTCAACAGAAACAACTCTACTTCCTAAAGATTGCTGTTCAATAACTGGAGTTACTCTATATCTAATACCAGTTCTAGTTTGCTTAGTAGTAGTTGTAGTTGTAGTAGTAACAGTTCTCCTCTGCTGGAATCTACCTTTACCATGTCCTCTCCAACCACCACGATCAATACCTGTTATTGCACTTCCAGTCCAAGTAGTTTTCCATGCATTCCAATGTATAGGTGAGAAACCATTCTGATCAGCATTATATTCTCTAACAGTTGTCATGAAGTTTCCTTCTACAACTGGTCCTTTAATAGGACTAAGTGTTTTAGTATCTACCCAGTTATCAGTTTCTGGATATAATGCTATGTCACCAGTATATGTGAATACGTTAAATGGGTTAACGTTTTCCACAGCTGATGCATATGGCTGATCAATAAGAACAGTAGATGCATATGGGAGTGTAATTACATCATCAGTTTGTGTTACATTAGTGGATGATGTACCATATGTTAATGGAACCTGTGTTGTATAGTGAGCTGGTCTCAATTGACCTTCTTCAAAATCAACTGATACTCTATAATCAACATGTAAAGTATCACTAGTAGAAAGACTAGCAAAGTTGTCTACAATAAATCCATTCTTATATCTGCTAAGACCACTAGTATCTCTGATCTCCATACTTGCGGTTTCACCCTCAAGTAATGAAAGTTGAGTGTAGTACTCAAGTGTCTTAATTCTATCTTCAAGTACTTGAATATCTCGGAATGTATATCTCTTATAATTCGTCTCTACAATAGTAATATCATCATCAATGTCAAAGATATATGGCTTCAATTCCACTGTTGCCAATAACATTGCATCATCAATGTCATCAGGAGCATCAGGATCAGTAGAAGGAGCACCCTTAACTACCTGTACCACACCATCCTTACTCATAAAGATCTTATCTTGCCTTCCAAGATAATACTGAAGACTTATAATAGTAGTATCACCAACTCCTGGTAAACCAGTTAAGTTACCAGTAAATGCTCTATTATCGAAGTCAAGATACTTAGTAGCACTTAATGTCCATGGAGAAGCAACAGAACCAGATCCAGTGAGCTGTGAAGCTACAATAGGTCTAAAGTCAATTAAATCTCTTAGTGGTACATCATCATAATCAGGAATAATCTTATACTCAGAAGCAGGATATGAGTCTACTGTATATGGATTAATACCAGCAGTAGTAAGGAAACGATCAAGAATTACAAAAAGTCTATGTGTAGGTGCTGTATAACCAGCCTTTCTAACAATAGTTGAATAATCATAGTATTGATCTCTCTGACCATCATCAAGGTCAAAGCTATCAGTTACATCAGTTGATCCAGTATTATTACTACCAGCAACAATCTTAAGAGTAGCATTTGGTCCAGTGATAGTCTCACCATCAGTGAACTTATCATCTTCTACTGGAAGATAATAAACATAGTTACTTGTAGTAGAAACTACTCTAGCTCTTGATCCAGAAGTATCTCCAGAGATAATTTCATCTACTGATACAGTACCAAGTAAGTTTGTATACTGGAAATTGGGAATTATTGGATCATTATCATCTTCTGATTCAAGAATTGCTTTAATCTTGAATACATCACCAGTACCAAGAGAAATACGATCATCATCTATTCTATATGCATTACCTGTAGTAGCTGTAGTTAAACCATTAGGACTACCACTTACAGTTGTCTTATCCAACTTGAGAATTCTCATAGTCTCAGTTGTCTTGGCTTTTGCAGATCTATTAGAACTGTATACTGTTACAGTAACATCAATAGTACCATTACCACCACCAAGAAGACCTGAAAGTGCAACACTCTGAGTATTTTGTGAAGGGGATCCTGTAGTAAAGTCACCTTCTTCTAGAATATCACCATCACCTGTACCAGATGTGACACTGACTGTAAAGTCATCACCATCATCAGCATCCCTAATTGTCAAACCTGATCCTACATCAACAGTAGCAGCACCACTAGTTACAGATATGTTTGTAAGAGTAGTCCTAAAGTATCCTGCAGGGTTCTGAGTATTGTTATTATTTGTATTCTTTAATGCTTCATATCCAAGAGGTGTTAATAGTTGCCTATTAGTTGCTTCCTTAACCTCTGGACGTGTTCTAACTACAGGACTGGTAAGTGCACCATTAGCAATATTATGTGGTCCTAAGCTTGTAATATTGAAATTATACGCATCAGTAACAGCACTAACTGTTGCTTTCTGAGGTAAATTGTTATTTGAGAACTCAACAACATCCCCAACTTTTAACTGTGTATTAAAGTTAGAAAGGGTTGCTGTAATAGTACCTGTAGCACCTGCACCAGTACCAGATACAGTAGACAGAATAGGACCAGAACCAGGTAATGCTACCTTGACATCTAATACAGAATCAGCAGTACCACCACCTGAATTGAATGCATATGATTTTACATCACTGAAACTATAATTTTTAGTTCCACTTGATGCAATAGTACCATGAGTAGCACCACCACTATTATTAACTTTTAGGACTTCTCCATCCTGGAAAGTACCATTAACCTGGTAAAGATATCCAGTAGTACCAGAACCCGATTGTACGAAACCTGTTGCCCCTGACGTTGCTCCATAGATCCTCCTACCATTTGTCCAAGTAGCACTACCAGTGCAAATAATTTGTGTATATAATTGAGTATCTGAAAGATTTGCTCTATAAAGAGTAGTCTGGGTATTCTTTGCACCAGATTCAAAAGAGAAATTAAGTACTCTTGCTTTACCTATAACAGTACCAGCAGGAGTTCCTGGTGTACTTGTTACGGTATCTCTGAGTTCAATAGTTTCATATAACGAAGGCATTTGGTGCTGATTCGTCATAAAGACGTAATTACCAAAGCTTGATGTAATAGACTGATTAGTAACAGTATCAAAAGTTCTTGGCTTAACTACATCCTTATAAGTTGTAGATAGTCTTTCTGTTCTATATCCAGAAATATATGCAGAACCACCAGATAATTGAATAGCTATATTATCTTCACTAGCCGCATTACCATCACCAGTAGTAGCCCCTGCAGCATATACACCATTATTAAATCCATCATCAAGGTTCTCTCTTGCATCTACAGAGAACTTCTTAACATAATAGTTTCCAGATTCTTCTTTAGTTCTAGTAGCGAGGATATCATTAATAAATCCAAGATCACTACGTTCTACTTTCTTCTGAATCTTACCAATATTGGTTCTAAGAAGTTCAATAAAGTCAGCAGCATTAGGATCTGATGGTAACTTCTTAACTAGAGTTAAGTTAACTTTAAACCTATCAGCACCTGGAGCTGAGAAGTTTGTACTACCAATTGCATTATCGTAAAGAGATGCATCTTCATCAGCAGTAATAATTCTTTCTTCTACCTTTAGACCTACCTTATATGAAGGTGTAGTACCATACTGGTCTAAGATAAGGATCTGTTCTGTTACAGGAACAAAATATCCTCTAACATAGTAGATACCAGCACCAATATTAGCAGTTGAACCCCTAGAATTTGAAGCAGAGTTTAAGAGCTGTGCAATAGGCGTTCCAGCAGCAATAGTTGTAGAGGCATAAGTAATATCACTTTCAGAAGTAAAAGTTTCACCGTCAGTGAACGTAGTCGTGACATTATCGTCTGCTTTCTGTAAATAATTTAAATAAAATGTTATCTGATTCTTAGTTGATGTTGTAGCAGAGATTGAGAACAATATTCTTGCTCGTACTCCAGAAGTGGATCCTTTAATGACCAATCCATCAAGAGCAGCTCTGTATAATTCTACATCTAAGTTAAGGTAAGTATTCTGTATAAGGACACATGGTACATCATTGTTCAATGTAATTCCACCAGGAACTACCATGGAACCTTCTTTATACACACCCTGACCAAATGTGTCTATCTGATTTTGCAGTACACTCTGCAGAGTAGTAAGTTCTCTAGCCTGGACAGGATACCCTGGCTTAAACAATACTTTTAGGAAGCCCTTATTCTGATCAAAATCGTCGTAATAAGGAGCTATGTTCAGGTTTGTATTCTGTGCCATTTAGAATTCAATTACTACTTTGAGCTCTTCGTTCTGATCAGCAGATCTTGTGATCGGAATCCTGTTATCGATATAAAGCATTTCACCTGAGTTTAATTCAATCTCTTCATTGGCATACCCAATGACGAAAGAAAGACCCAACTCATACACAGAAACACCAATTGTAATCTGTGATAGTGGAACAGAAGATGTTCCAAATGTCGCATCAGGAGTTGCTGTATAAGCATTTACTGATGATGTAATCTGATTAGATCCAGAGAATGCGACTATATTTCCAGAAACTACACCATCGGCAGCGTCCTGATAATATTTCAATACTTTTGTTGTAGCATTATAGGAAACTACAAATCCTTTTGCACCTGTTGTTGTCTGAGTAATAGTCTCACCAGGAGCAAAATTGCCACTAGGAGTACCTGTACCAGACTGAGGGAAGATCATTGCCTTTACAGCAGATCTAGTATTCTGACTACACACTGTTGTAGTATTGTAATCATAAGGGTTCAATACAAGACCAACCCTTCTATAAGACAGGTCATTAGGGAAATCAACAAATGCACTAGTAGTTTCTAACTTACTAGTAAACATTAAACGATAAGAACCTAACTCTCTTACAGCATCCGCACCATGACCGTTATTAGGCGGTAATACAACATCAAGATTTGCACCTGTACCATTACCAATATTAGTAATGAGTGCAACATCAATAGTACCAAAACTATATCCAGCACCAGCCTGAGTTATAGTAACTGCAGAAACAGAACCAGAAACAACTGTTACTGTACAAAGTGCTTGTGTTCCACCATTAATGGACCAATCTCCACGAACAGGAACGTTGGTATAAGTACCGTTGTTATATCCAGCACCAGCTGCTTCAACAACAACTGTATCAACTGAACCTGGGTTTGCAGCGGATTTCACGAGAGTATTCGATAAAACAGGAATAAACTCAGATGTAACAAACTTTAGAATGTTGTCAGCATCAATGGTATACATGTACTTCCAACGATAGGAGTACACACCAGGACTATCTGAAGTTTCAATGATAGTTGTCGATGTACCAGTTGGTTCTACCAAAGAAGGTCTTCCTCTTGGATAGTCTGGATCCTGACCATTGTACAAACATTTGTACACATTAAAGTCAGAGTTCATAACATAGAAGTTACTATCATAAAGACGAGAAGCACCATTAGCAGTTGTCTTAGTAGGTGCATAATCAGGCTTGTACATTGAATATGTACGACCAACTCCACCAGTTGTCTTAGTGGGGTCAACCCAATCAACCCTAGGTACTACCAATGCAGTATCAGATATGTCAACACGCTTAAAGGCGACAGAATCCTGATAAGTATTTCTTGCATACTCAAAACTATCGATAGGTTCACCTACTGGTGGAACATCAGATGATCCCCAAGTTTTCGCCCTACCGACGAACATATACACCTTATTCGCGCTAGTCAGAGTATTTCTGAAGCTCTCGGCAGCGTATATTCTAAATTTGTCAGTGACTAATGCCATGCCTTATAAGCTTTATTGGTTATTTATAATGATCTCAGACGAACTTCTGGCAGAAGCGAGACGTTTCCGCTAGTTGTGCGCGAGAATGGATATTGAACTGTGAATGTAGTTGTGTTGGTGACTGTTACCTTGTAAGTACCATCAAAACCATCACCAGTGGTGTGATCTAAGTAAAACTCCATTCCAGTAACTAAATTGTGAGCACTTGCTGTAGTAACCGTACATGTTGTACCACTGGAAGTATATGTGCCAGTTAATATTGTATGAGCATGTGCGGTGGTTCCACCATACCCTCTACCGCCTGTTGCGACCGTAAGAGTATTTCCAGATGTGTTCTTAGCACCATATAGAATTCTTTCTACTGTCCACACACTGTTTGCACTACTATAGAATGGGATAAGAACCTCACCTTCGTCAGGGAATCCATTCTTCTGTGAAACATCATACCAGACATTCGTTAAGTTTAAGGTAGTACCTACAGCTGTAACTGTTGTAGTCAAGTAAGCATTAGCAAGCATATTAGAATCAGAGATCAATCTGTTTCTTTGCTTCCTCTCAATATGTAGTGGATGAGTTGGGAGAACAGTTGGGACAGTAGTGTAATTATTACCACCTTGTAGGTTAATAACACTAAGTACCTTACCACTTCCAGCTTCAATAGTTGTCTCAGCAAATGCACCTTCTCCACCCCCACCTTGGAAGAGTAGGATAGGTGGATTTTCATAATTAGATCCAGGACTGGTTATAGCAACCTGAGTAATCTTTCCATTAACTAATGTAGCATTAAACTCAGCAGGAGTTGGTCTCAATCCAGTATATTCATAACTGTCAATAGAAGTAGAGCTGGAAACTGTCGCAATTAAACGATCTGTACCTTCACTAGCAACTTGAAGTCTATCACCAGGATCAATAGAGTTAAATGTCTTACTGACAAGAACGTCATCAGAAGATCCAGTAAAGATAAACGCAGTACATTGTGATCCTGCTCTTGGAGCTTCACTGAATTCAATAATAGATCCTCTTAAGTCATATGCAACTCCAGGTTCCTGGAATACACCATTTAAGAAGATGACCAAGTTATTTGATGCAATAACAGCAGCATTATCACTTTCCAGTGAAATTGGTTCATTATCTTGCTTCATAGTAAATGTTAACTTTGCATTATCAAAGTAAGGTGCAAGATCATCAATTAATGACATCTTACCAAAGTAGAACCCATAGAAGTCCATACCAGGTATAGGTGCCTCATTAAAGGTTATTGTGCTACCAGTATATGTGTAAGAATCTGTACTACCCTTAACCTGTAAAGTGCTATTCAAGAATAGTAAGAAGTTATCAGATGCAGGTAGTGTCTGAGTAGAACCATCAACCTGAGCTGTGAATGTTGTATCTGTACCATCAAAGTTTACTGTACCGACTTTAATCTGGAAGTCAGGAGCACCTGAAGCAGTTCTAGTAACACTATTAAGGTTTCCAGTTGATCCAACATTACAAGTAATAGTTGTACCAGTTACAGCAGTAATCGGTATAGCAGTATTGTATACAGGGTCAGTTGTACGTGGATAGGTGTGTGAAGTAGCATTACTATCCAAACTACAAGTAAATGATAGCTTATCAGCACCAATCGTAACGGTATCGGAGGTTGTAAAGGAATGAGCACCAATAGTCATTTCCAAGATACCAGTATCAGGACTATAAGTTGCAGCAGTTACATCCTTCTGGACACTACCAGCAGTTATTGTAATAGCATTAGATGAGGTTCCACCGTTATAAATGTGTGCTCCTGAACCAACTGCAGTAGTAACAATATTAAAGAGCGTTGTGATAGTAGATGCAACATCTTGACAATCATTAGTATCATAAACTGTATTTCCACTATCATTAGTGATAGTTAGATCCCTAACTTGAGTGCCCTGAGTAAATGTATTAGTTGTAACTACAATGTTACGCATTACCTCACGACAAATATCTCTAGCATGATTAAAGACTTCAACAGTCTCACCTTCCTCTCCTTCTACATGAACAGTACCAACATAGTAGACAGCAGCATCGTAGGTAGCATCATTTCCACCAAATTCAACGTTATCTGCAACAGCATCTACAATAAGTTTTGTATCACGAATACATTTCGCATAACTTGGAACTGTGAATGATGGATTATTAACCTTCATTCTTCCATATGCAGTTGTTGCAATAAATCCAAGGTTGGTTCTAATTAAACTTCCAGCATCAGCAAGCTTATCGTAAGCATATACACCAGTAGATACAATTGCTCGTTCTACTGCAGTTGCAGTTGCAGATACAAACGCATGTCTGTCACCTGCTTTAATAGCACCAGCATTAGAAGTAATGAATTTATGAGTATAGTTACCACCAGCAATAACTGAATTAGCAAGTGCAGAATGGAACTTATGCTTGTATGTGCTAGTAGACTGAGCAGTATTCAGAACATCAACAAAGATAGAATCGCTTGTTGTAGAAGTAATCTCTAAAGAAGCATCATAAAATGGATCAACTTTCTTCTTAATGGGTAGGATAGTAATACTATCAGTAACTGCTCCAACAAATGTATGAACTGTTGTATTAGTAGAAGGTGCCTTAGTTAATACCTGAATATCAAATGTATTGTAAGTAACGTTAGAAACAGGAATAGCATTACCGCTAATAGGATCCTTATGAACAATACCATTAGCAGCTGCAGCAACTACCTTATGAGTTGTTACATTAGTAGAAGGAACTGTATCAAGAACCTTAACCTCAAAACTATTCAATCTCTTATTGAAGATCTTCAACCACTTACCACTTACAGGGTCAGTAGAGCGAGGATATGAGTGTTGTCCAGCACCTTGAGTACACTCAAGTGTTATAGCACTATCATTGAACTTAATCCAATCACCATTACTCATACCGTGATTAGTAGTAGTCTCAATCTTAAGAATACCTGTCTCAGGATAATAATGTGAACCACCCCTCATTAGAGCAGCACTTGCTGTACCACCAGTCCATGTATGTGCATAAGCACCACCAGAAATAATAGCATTGGTTCCAACAGATCCAGGCTTCCATCTATGTAATGATTGATCTGGAGATACACCAACATTTAATGTTATAGTTGTATCAGATACAGCAGTAATAGTTACTGCAGTGTCATATGCAGGGTCTGAAGAACGTGGATATGTGTGGTCAGTTCCATAATTGTCTTTAGCACACTGGAATGTTAGTGAATTTGCAGTGAATTTAACAGTTTCGCCCACAAAGAAGTCATGAGCACCAATTTCTAACTCAAGTGAACCACCTGCAGGATCATAAGTACCATCTGTTGCAGTGTAATTAACAATAGGTGACTTACCAACAAATATAGTAGCTGTAGTTCCAGTTACTGCTGTAACTGCCATATCTTTACCGAAGTATGGATCAGTTGCTCTAGGATAAGACTTAGTAGCAGTATTTCCATCCATTGCACATGTAAACTTCAATGAATTAGGTGCAACTCTAGCTACAGAGGATGCACGACTAATACCAGTGGCAGTACATGATACAAATGTATGTGTATCATTAGTTGTTGCAGGGATCTTATCAAGAACCTGAACATCAAATGTATCAGTTGTTGTATTGAATATTTGTATCCACTTACCACTTACAGGATCAGTTGCTCTAGGATAAGTATTTGTTCCAGAACTTACTCCAACATTAACACTAAGAGTATCTGCAGTATTTGCAGTAATTGCTAAAGCTGTGTTATATGCAGGGTCTGTTGTACGTGGATAATAATGAGCAGTTTGATGACTATCCTTAGTACAAGTAAATCCAATAGAATTAGCAGCAATCGTAATAGTATTGGAAGTTGTTAAGTTGTGAGCAGCAGATGTCGTTAAGTTTAACGTTCCATTTACAGGATTGTAAGAAGCAGAAGTTATATTATGCTGAGTGGAAGTATTATCTGTAAATGCATTAGTAACAGTACCACTAACATATAGATGAGAACCAGCTCCACGATCACAAGTGAAGTTCAATGCATTGTCATCAATCTTAATCAAATCTCCATCATCCCATCCATGTCCAGCAACAGTAAGTGTCATAACACCTGTTGATGGAATATATGTACCAGCGGTTGCTTGATGAGTTGAAGGAGCAGTAAATGCATGAGATCCACAAGTCAATTCTGCAAGACCTGTAGCAGCATCAAATGTACCAGTGGTTACATCATAAGAATTAGTAGGAATAGCAGCAGTAAATGTATCCTGAGAAGCTCTTGGATACTTATGAGTACCTAAACCTTGAGTACAACTGAATGAGAATGCCTCATCAGCAACTCTAATATGATCACCATTTACTAATCCATGACCTACTTGTACACATCCAGTAGTTGCATTCTGGAAGGTATGTGTAACAGCATGACTAATAGCACCTTGTCCACCGTTAGCATTAACAGTAATTGTATTAGAAGTTACTGCTGTAATTGCAATATCAACGTTGTATAAGTAATCTGCACCATTACCAGTATTAGCACCTGTGGCACGAGGATATGTCTTAGTCTGTGTCTGACTATTGTACTCACAACTAAAGGATAATGAGTTTGCGTCTAATCTAATAGTATCCAGTGTGGTTAATGTATGAGTACCAATTTGTAGTACTAAGTCACCACTATTCCCATCATAAGTCGCAGATGAGACATTAAATCTTTCATTCTGTATAGTCATTACACCCGTAGTTGGGTCGTAATCTGCAAAATGAGGTGATAACTTACTGTTACTTACAAATGAATGAGGATCAGTGTTAGTGGAAGGTATATCATCAAGAACAGTGACATCAAAAGCATTAGTTTGGACATTAGAGATCTTTAACCATCTATCGTATGCATAATCAGTGGATCTTGGGTATTGCTTCTTAGCTGTATTACCATCAAGGTTACAAGTCATTGTTAGTGACTTCTCCTTAATCTTAATCCAGTCATTATTTACAAATCCATGAGCAGGAGATGTAATTGTCATTACACCATTGTTAGGATTGTAATCTACACCAGTAACTTCAAATCCTTCTGTAGATGTTCTAGGATAGCTTGTGACAGTTTGATGATTGTTCTTATCACAACTGAATGAAACAGCACCATCAGAAAGTTTAATACTTTGACCAGCAGATAGGTTATGAGCACCTATAACTAACTCCATAACACCCGTAGTTGGTTCGTATAAGGCGTTAGAAGGTGTATAAGTCTTAAGAGGTGTCTTACCAACGTTAACTGTAATACTATCGCTTGTAATAGCAGATACAGCAAGTGCAGATTTATAAGCAGGATCAGATTTTCTAGGATAAGTATGCTGAGTAGCCCTCTTATCCATCTCACAAGTAAAGATTAATCCATTTTCATCAATGGTTATTGTATCTTGTGCTACTGTGAGACAATCGGCATCAATAGATGAGAATGAGTGAGTGTAGTTACCACCACTTTGAACTGCGTTAGATGCAGTACCACCATTCCAAGTATGTGGGGTGATGTCAGTAGTCGCTCCCTGTCCACCATTTACATTGACCGTGATGGTGTCAGTAGTTGTTGCTGTAATAGCAATTGCAGTATCATAGGCATAGTCTGCGCCTCCTGCGGCGGCTGATCCAGAAGCCCTAGGATATGTCTTATCAGTCGAATAATTGTCACCTTGATAGTTACACCTGAATGTTAATGAATTAGCAGCGATCTTAATACTTTCGCCAGTAACTAATCCATGATCTTTAATAGTTAGTGCTAAATCACCTGTAGTTGGATTATATGTTGCATTTGTTACATCATGGTTAACTACTAGAGATGCACCAATTTGAACATCAAATGTATTGGCCTGTACGTTGAATACCTCAACAAACTTACCACTGAAAGGATCAGTTGTTCTTGGATAAGACTTAACAGAAGTATTACCATCCATTAAGCAAGTAAGCTTAACAGCACCATCAGCAATCTTAACTCTATCTCCACTCTTAAGAGTATGACCATTTAAAGTCAAAGTCATTACTCCAGTAGCAGGAACATATGCTGCACTAGTTGGAGAAAGGGTAGTTGGAGCTAATAATGGATGAGCTCCGATTGTTAATGATAAATCACCAGTTGCTGCGTTATATGTTGAAGCAGTAGGTGTATATTCTTGTCTTATACCTGTACCAACGTTAACCTTGAAGGAATCTGTAGTTACAGAGTAAATTGTTAGGAAAGCTCCAGCAGCAGGGTCTGAAGAGCGAGGGTAAGTATGATTAGTAGCATTGTTGTCCTTAGAACAAGTAAATGTTAGTGAATTGTCAGTAAACTTGATTCTATCACCATTATCCATTCCATGAGCAGCAGCTGTTATCATCATCTCACCTGTTGCTGCGGTATAAACAACCGAAGTAGGTTGGAACTGATAAGTACTTAATCCTTGGAAGGTATGAGTAGTAGTATTAGTTGCAGCAGTACCATTAAGTGCATTAACTGTAATAGTAGTACCAGTTACAGCATCAACAGGAATATCAGATAGATTTCCATGTGGATCTGTTGATCTTGGGTAAGTATGATTACCAGCAGCTTCAGTACAACTGAATATTAGGGCATTGTTAGCAATTCTAATGTATGACCTAGCATGTTTAATTGCATCAGTTACAGCAGAAGAGAATGTATGAACTGTAGTATTAGTAGATGGAACAGTATCTAATACTTGTACACTGAATGTATTAGCAGATACATCAAATATTGGGATCCACTTACTGCTAACAGGGTCAGTAGCACGAGGATATGCATGAGTACCACCACCTTGAGTACAAGTGAATACGATTGCACTATCGTCAAACTTAACCTTCTCACCATTCTGGAATCCATGATTAGCAATGGTAACAACCATTATGCCAGTCCAAGGATCGTAAGTAGCAGCAGTAGCAGTATGATCTGTAGGTGCCAACAGTGTATGTGACCCAATAGTCATCTCTAGTACACCTGTACTAGGTGCATATGCTGCTGCAGAAGGTGCGTAGTTGTTAGTTAGGGATGAACCTACCTCAGATAAACCCAAAACATCATCCTGGGTATATCCATTACCAGCCTGACTTAGTACAACATTAGTTACCTTCTGTCCACTAACTGTAATATCAGCAGTAGCACCAGAACCAGAACCTAATCTATTCTTAAGGGGAACTCCTGTATATGTACCATCCGTATATCCATATCCACCAGTTAATCCATTAGCTACATCAAAGGTCTTAATTTCATCTCCAATCTGATCTAACTGGAAACTACTTGTATATGATGCACGATCATAGTACATCACAAGGATAGTGGTTCCAGAAAGTAAAGGACTATTAAAGGTTAGAATATCATTGGCAAAGGTATAATTTGCAGGATTTTGTACAATACCATTGGCAATAACAAATAATTGATCCTTATCTGGAGTTTTGCCAAGCTTTGTGGTAAGTCCTGTACCATCACTACGCATTCTAAATTGGGTATTAGTGCCATCAACAGAGACTCTAAGTGTATGTCCAACTCCAGAACCAATAGCACTTATACCAATTGCAGGTCCACCAGGGATTTCTCTAACTTCAATAGTGTTTGCATCAACTACTTTAACGTAATATCCACCAGCATTAGTTAATCCACCAATAGCAGTTCCAGTTCTTACTTGAGGATAGTTTCCTACATCTGGATTAGGTAATGTTGAAGGATTATCAATACCATCAGCAATAATCTTTGCAAGTGTTGTAATGGCACTTGTGACAGTTGCACAACCGTCTGAAGGTGCAGTAATACTTAAATCTTTTATAGGAGCTAACGTAGTATATGTACCAATAGGTAGGTTGTTGACTACAGCAAGGTTACATAAGTCTCTTGCCTTATTAAATGCAAATATAGTTTCAGTCTCTTCCCCAACAACATGCTTAAGGTAATTTGATGGGTTAGTTCTAGTTACGGAAGCAAGGCTATTAGAAGAAAGAGCAGTAGTAATAATGTCAAAGAGAGTGTCCATTGCAGAAGAGACACTAGCACATGTAGCAGCAATGTAAGTAGGTGAAGTATTAGTGACTTGAGTAAGACCGTGATTTCCTTGAACAGTGATTGCCTCATTAATGATTACCTTAGCAGCCAGTTCCTTACACTTATTGAAACACCATATCGCTTGTGTCTCTTCACCATCAACAGGAGCAGGATTAGAGTATACGCCATCAACATAGAAGTTTCCAGCATCCCATGTCTCACTATTGCCACCATAACGCAAGTTATATGCAATAGCTTCCATTGCATCAACTAAGTCATCAATACAATTATCATTATGACCTGGAATACCTGGATAACCACTTGGAACACCTACAGTAGGATCTAATAACATCAAATACACTGCTTCTTCAGCAATGAACTTCATGTTGTCCTTAATTAGGTTAGCAGCATCAATATGAGCATTACTTAGTGAAACTACTCCACCAACATATGCATTAGTAGCATCTAATGTGAACCAGTTACCACCATACCTTAAGTCATTTGCCCAAGCAGCTAATACTAGTCTTATATCTCTAGCACATGTAGTTGAGTTGTATGTAAGACTTGGATATGAAGCATTTAGTGATCCAATTGTCTCTTCAATGATATAATCAATGTTTGAGATGATTAAATCTCTAGCATCTTGGAATCTATCTCCACCAGCGTTATAAACCATACGCTGATTGTCAACTAATCCATGATTAGTTAATGTAATTTGATTATTAGCAGTACTTACTATACTTGAGGATGATCCATCAAATGTAATAGACTTATCACTAACATCATCTATCTTATAAGAAATACAAGATAATATCTTCTGAATATCTAATAACTGTCTACCATAAACCTGAACCTCAGTTGGAACTGCAGCTGTATAATCTGCTTTACCTAAAGCAAAGTTCTGAATCTGAGAAAGTTTACCAGTTGCCTTTGCAGATGGCTTAGGAATTACGTAAGTAGTACCATTAAAGGTAGTTCCTAGACTATTAGTTCCAGAAACCCACCAATCGTAGCTATTACCAGCACTTAAGTTAAGTGAAGACTTTGCTCTATAATCCTTAAGACTTGCTTGTGATAGTACTTGTGTACCAACTACTTTGAAACCTGCAGGGTGAGCAGCATACTTAAGTGGGTTCTTCCAATCATTAATATTAATGGATGAAGAGATATCATATGAGAATTCCTGATACCTATCACTGTCATATAGTCTCTGTTCGTTAAGATCTAAGAAACCAGTGGTTCTTTCCCACTTAGTTGCAGAAATACTAATTGGTGAAACTTCAAATACAGCATCTGCTCTAGTGAATGTATGAATCTGACCAAATGCAGCAGTCTCTTCACCAAATACAGGTTCTCCAATCTTAAACTCACCTTCTACTATCTCTACACTAACAACACGTCCAGAAGCATCCCAATTCTTAACATAACCATATGCAGTATATGAAGTACTAGATGCACCCTGATAAATCCTTTCTCCAACAGAGAAAGTAGCAGGCTTCATGTATGCAGTGATGTTATCGCCAAGATCAGTAGTTTCTAATGTAAAGTATGTCTGTCCTGTTAGTTGATCACCCACTGGATTACCAGTAAATGCTATAAAGGTTCCAAGATTAGCATTTGCAAGACTAGATGCAAGTTGAATTTGATTATCTGCTAATGCAGTATTCTTTTCTCTAGATATCGCATAATAGGTTGTGTCAACAACTAATGGTGTTGGGAATTGTCCTGTAATCTCTTTAAGAGTTACTTCTGTACCATTTGGGATTTTTGTATTATATGGGAAGTTTAATGTACTACTTGACTTTAATCCAACCCAAGTATGAGTTACCTTAGCTTTTACAGTAGGTGCAGATAAGAAACCTCTACCAGCCTTAATTACCTCTATTGACTGTATAACCTCATTTTCCAATAATGCCTTCAATTCATAGAGTGATCCACTTCCACCTTCAAGAACAACCTCAGGTGTAGAAACAAAGTTAGCTCCACCATTAATAACATCAAAATAGTCAATAACTTGAGTTCTTGTTAATTGTAAGTTATATGTTGTGTTTAACTCTGGTTTTAGGGTTCTATCGTGAGAATAGTTAAATGTGATATTATCTCCACCGATTTTCAGTATTTTGCCCAAATCGGAAGATTTAAGTAGTATAGAAGCTCCAGAACCTGTTTTTTGCGTAATATTGACTACAGGAGCACTTTGGAACTGTATTCCAGCATTTTCGATGTTAATCTGGTTTACACCTTCATTTAAGATGGTTGAATTGAATTTTGAGTTAATTCCATTACCACCACTAACAGTAATGTTTGGTGATGACAAATAACCAGATCCAGTGTTTGTAACTGTAATTGTATCAACAGAAGCGTCTAATAACGTCGAAATAGTTGCTGGATCAGCATGTGCCAATGTAGTAACTGTAATAGTGAAATCTTCATTTCCAGCACCACCAGGAAGCTTTGTACCATCAAAAGTGATTACATCACCTAATGAGTATCCAGTACCGCCAGTTGTGCAAGTAACCGTTGCAATTGCACCATTACCATCTGTAACAACTGTAAATTCAGCATTTACTCCATTAACGGGAGCAACACTTGTTTGAGTTACTCCAGTAGTTGTTGTATCTGGAGTAAAGGCATTTGCAACAGATTCATTGATAGATCCGACTGTATCGACTGATCCATAGTAAGGATCATCAAATATGATGGCTGGAGCAGCTCTATAGTTAGATCCAGGGTTAGTAACAGTAACACCAGTAAGTTGACCACCACCAGAAACAGCAGTAGCAACAATAGCTTGAACTCCACTTATTGCAGTAATTGAAGCTTGTGAATCAGCACTGTATACATTGTTAGTAGCAGCAGTGCCAGTACTGAACATGATGTAACCTTTATTACCAGCACCAACTCTTTCGTTCTTGAGAGGTTTAACTCTTAATACTGAAGTAATTACATTCCAAGAGATGACTTGACCTCTAGCAGTTTGATTTCCTTGAGTTTCTTGTGAAATAATGACTTCATCCTTAATAAAGGCTCCAAGTACACCTGTAAGTGTTAAATCAACAAAATCAGGTAATGTTACAACTCCAGTTGGTAAAGATGACTGATTATATCCAGATCCATCATTCGTAATGGAAACATTGGATAAAGTACCAGAAATAGTAGCAACTGCGGTTGCACCAGATCCAGATCTAGTGGATCCAGTCAATTTTGGAAGAGATGAGTAATTTCTTCCAGTATCACCGATAGAGATGGTTGCAATACCACCCTCAGGGTAAATTGAGTTTGTAGTGTAGCTGATACCCGTACTATACCCAATTTCAGGTTCTAGAACAGTTATGTACTTATATGTCTTATCTGTCTTCTCACTAACGGTCTGTGTCCCTACAACAGGGTCATTCATAGCTGTAAAGTAACTTCCAGTTACAGTTCCTTCAATATCGAAATAATAGAAGATACCAGGAAGATCTTTAACGTAAATTGTAATAGAATCCTGATCTCCTGTAATTGGATCTTTTACTTCATCAGAAATATTCTTATAAGTGAAAATATCGGTATTTGCAGGATCTAACGTGAATGCAAGTGTTTTTCCAATATTACTTGTATCTGAAGTGTCGAACTTGTACTTATGACCCAAAATAAGTTGTAATTTGGGTTCTTTCACATAAACTTCAGCAGAAGCTGTATTAGCGGCTGCAATAGACGCAAAATTGCGTTTTACGGTAAATCTACGATTACTTTCAGTTCTAACAACTGAATAATCTGTTTTATTGTATCCAGCAGGAGAAACTCCCGAAATATTAACAATATCGCCAATTCCAACCTGATGTGCAAGGCTTGAATGGATTTGAGCTTCAATTTCAACTTCAGTTAATGTAATAGTGAATCCTGATCCTGCAGGACTTAATGCATTACCTAGATTGACATTAGCAGCAGTAATAGTGTCACCGACATCATAAGAGGTTCCTACACTTGTAATAGTCACTGAAGTAACTGCATTACCAGAAACAACAATAGTTGCCTTACCACCAGTACCAGAGCCGTTACTTGTTAGGGGAACTTGCTCATAAGTGCCATTTGCGTAATTACTTCCTCCAGTAATACTTGACCAACCACCTTGGTATAAATTACCGTCTGTACGCTTTCTAATATAGGTCCAATTCATTGAACCATCAGTTACAGTACCAGATTCATGAGTTGGAGCTGAAGAACTAGAAGTTCCACTTGCAGCTGCCTTATAAACCCTATCTTGAGTGAAAATAAGGTCTCCTTGAGTATATGCAGTAGTATTAGCGTATTCTGTCAACAACTTCATTGTTGAAGCATTGAAATACTTAAAGTGATACTTTGAACCAATGATCTTTGTATCAATTACTCTAGTATAAAGATTATCAGTCAAACTAACAGTAACATTCTCTCCAACTTGCAAATAGTGATTTTCTAGAGTGGTTATTGTTGTTGTACAGATGTCATCAGTGGCACCTACAGCATTTGCAAGAGTACTGACTGTTCCACCAGCAACAGCTGATACAATAGCACTAATTCCTTCTCCACCAGTGTCTGTATTATCAAATGTTAGTCTATCATTGACTTTATACTCTTTACCGCCACCTTCAACTAGATATTGGTCAACTCCAGAGGAAGAATACTTATTAGTCGCGGAAACAACCAATGAATCCGCAGTACCACCTCTAATAACTGGATAATAACTGAAATACCCAATTCCATCTTCAAGGTAGCTTAATACTTCACCAGTTTCCATCACAATCAATGTTGTGGTGTCTTCAAGTGCTAAGAAGAAGTCAATCTTGTTGTCAAGCTTCTTTCTCTTTGCTACAATGTTATCAACACCGATAAATGGTGCTTTATAGCGAATTGCGTCTTCTGTAAAGTTTTTCTGCAGACCATTTCCATTCCAGTTAACAGCATCCGCTTCTGAGTAGAAATTTGGTCCTATAAAGTACGGGAATTTGGGTTCTCCAGCAGAACCCTTAATTGTAGCGAAATATGCATAAACTCCATTTGGATATTCTGGAGTAACGCAGAAACGACCGTTATATTGGTCTAAATCACCATATCCTTCTCTATATTCATAATCTTCAATATAAGTGCCCATAGGGTCTGTCAGACCGTTTAGAAGAGCATCTCTAGATGACTTAACAAGGTAACTAGAGACCATCAACTTAAATGAATTATAAGGAGTGGTATTTTCAGGATCCTCAAATCCATATGGTCCATAAATTGGATGTCCATCATAAGCCCAACCAATAATAGGAGAGTGTGAGGTTGGATTTAATTCTTGTAGGGTGTCATCAATATTATCTCTTAAGAGGAACCTAAGTTGCTTAGGGTTATACAGATATCCATATTCTCCGTCATATATCAAGTAGTTTTCTCCTTGGAAAACTCCACCACCTGCAGTATCAGTAGTTTTACGTGCTACGAAAGTATTTGAACCCAATTCTGCGCCAGTTGCTGCTTCGTTAAAGCTCAATTCCGTTAACTTAGTTTGGAATGAAGCTCCTGTACCTGGATATACAATACTAATCGATGTATTACCTGCGCTATATCCCGCGCCCTTGTTTGTTACAATAATACCAGTAACAATATTGGTAGCAAGGTCTACTTGAGCAAATGCAGTAGCACCAACTCCATCTCCAGTAATAACAACGTCTGGAGCACCATAATACCCACTACCACCGAATGTTACGATAACACTTTCGATCTTTCCGTTTAAAATGGAAGGATACGCAACAGCACCACTACCAGAGATTAACTTAATAGTGGGTTCGTAAGTATATTGAGTTCCAGCATTAGTGATATTGATAGTATTGATTGGTCCTCGACAAATAGAGGTAGCAGTAGCACCTGTGCCATTTCCTCCACTTATAGAAACACTAGGAACACTAGTATAACCAGTACCTCCATTAGTTACAGTAATTCCAGTAACAATACCTGATGTGATCTGAGCAGTAGCAGTTGCCTGATTGTCATTACCAGCTCCACCACCAGTAATCGATATAATTGGTTCTGTTGTATACCCACTACCACCATTAGTAACGTTAATAGCAATTACTGAACCTAAAACGGAAACTGTTGCCGCGGCTGGTGTACCTTCATACTCCCAAGTGATAGCACCTATAGTTGCAGTCCCAGTAGTATGTGTTGGGTAAGCAGTATTTGATGAAAGACCACTATCAATAGCTCTATACCTATTACCATTATATTTTACTCTAACACCTGAAGAATAAACTGTATTGAGCTTATAATCTTCTTCAAACTCTACTGTAGGTGGGTTTGTGATATCATATCCATCTCCACCCGCATTTTTATCAATAGCTTTCAATCCACCAAACTTCTTCTTGGTTTCTCCCTTATATGAGAATATTGGAACACCATTTGAACCAATACCAATTTGACCAACTGGAGTAGCTGTTTTTGTACTTTTAGTAGATGGTGTAAGAGGTATTCTCTTAAGATATCTCTGGTTACCAGGAGTTAGGTCACCAACAGCAAATGGACCTATTTTATGCGATGGTACACCTGTACTAGCGACAATAGCATCTTTAGATGATTTGTAGGTATTCTGAACGTCTGCAGTATAATCCTTGATTGAATTGTTAATAGAAGCGTAATCACTGACACCATATGCAAATTCTCTAGAAATAAAGAATTCAAATCCACTAATACCTTGAGCTGGTGTAGATGAGAATAAAAATTCAAATTCCGTATCAGAAACAATACCAACAACATCATGAAGATTATTGTAGATGTCTTCTGGAGCATTTAGAACTCTAATGACATCATCTCGCTTCAAACGATGCTTTTCTTTAGTCTTAACGGTACAACGAACACTTCCATTAGGATTAACAGTTCCTAGGGTCGCAGATTCGCCTCTGAGTGCCCTTCTGACGTTATATTGGAAAGTTTCCCATATTGGGTCAATACTATCAAATCCTGGTGCTATAGGGGTCGTAACCTTACTGTTGGGAAGGTAATACTGACCGCCATCAGTCAATACAACACCTCTAGTGCCTCCATAGACCTTTAATTGGATTTCCGAGTTGTCTACATTGGAATATCCGTAAATCTTGAATGCAGCAAATACTTCTTGACCTGCATCATGAGCTACATTAGTTGTACCCTCTCTTGCACGAGTACATCCTAAAAACTGGCTGACAGTTTTATCAGAATATGTTATAATTTCATCTTCTATCCTAAAACGACCATTTATTTCTGGCCAACCAAGAGTAGAATCAACAGTAACAATTTGATCGGATATATTAGCTCCAAGATCAGCTGAAAGGACTGATTTGTATGGAGTTACAAATGCTCCTAGTGAATTATTAGTATCTACGTCAATTTCAAAGATTGAACCGCTAGAAGTGAAAACTTCAACAACGCCTTTTACGTAAATTCGCGCAGCTGCAACATTTGGATCATTTGTATCATTTTCTTGATACAGAACTTGACCAACTAACGCACCTGGGTCTCCAGTAACCGCAACAGCACGAATAACTTCCCTAGAAGTGTAATATGCGTCTGATGGCTTGAAAATACGATCTCTAGGATAGTTAATTTCCGAATCTACGCCAAAAAGCGTCCTTAAGACGAATTGGAAAGACCTTGTAGACCCTTTAGAGGCATAAAAGTCCTTAATTCTCTTAATTACGGTTGATTCAGTAACTCCATCCGCAAAATTCTTTGGAAATGTCGATAAAAACTGTTCTTTGAACTTTCCGAGTATATAAAGCGGAAAAATATTGTTTAAATTGGTAACTTTTGCTCCAAGAGCATGAGATGCAGCTACAGTTTCTTCAAATTTGTAATCTGCCTCTTCACCAATTGTTTTTATGGCGTTAAAACCTCTCGCACAGTCCTGAAAAAGCGTAGATCCTTTCTGTTGGTAGTAAATGATCTCATCACCAACTAAAAGTAGCCCTTCAGATGGGAAATCCCGCGTACTTTCAACGTCAACAGTTGTAGAAGATGTACTTAACGCGGAAATAAGTTTTGTTTCAGTAACTAATCCACCATAATTATCAATATTGTAGTAATCACCCCAGTTTTGGATAATATCGAAGCAATATCCTTTTAATTCTTGTGACTTATAGTATGACTTAACAAACGAAATGAAGGTAGGATAATTTTCCTGTATAAACGAAGCAAACTGTCCCGCAATATTGTGGGAAATCTGCGATTTAGATTCAGGACTGACCTCTGACGGTACTGGTGTAGTTGTAACCGTAGTGGTCGGTGTAGTCCACGAACTAACCTTCCAGGAAGAATTTGTCATCTGTTAACTAACTATAGCTTGACTCTGGTACAACTCCCGTACCAGAAAGGTTTGAACCGCTACTGATAGTGTCTTCTACAACACTTACAGTCGTATTATCTATACCCAATGTGAGATAGGTTTCTCGCAATGATACTAAATCATTAGATTCAGGAATTCCAGAGATCTGTAATAGATTACCTGCAACCCTTGTTGATGTAATAATCAAATCATTAATGACAATTTCACCCATACTATAGTCAACAGTGCCCCATAGACCATCAACATATTCTTTTTCACCAGTTCCTTTGATGTAATAGAGACGCAATAGACCTGCACCATCATCATTTATGTAATAAGTATTAAATGCATCACCACTAATCTTAAATCCACTGGTAGAAACAGTAGGATCTGTAGTAGTTCCTTGCTTAATCCTATTACCATAACAGATTTTATAGTTCACACGAGCATTTAAATCGACTGTTACGTTCTTTCTCATCTTGAGACGAGTGATATTAGAGGTAATTGATGTTTCTGAGTTGTCAATTACACCCTGAAGCCTGGAGTATTTGAATTTTCCACCAAATTTATTAAACTCTCCACTGACATTCAGTTGAGTTAGTGATATAATCACTAAATTCTTAACTTCTGAAGGTTCACGACGAGTAACATTTGGGTTAAAGTAGACAAAAGTGTCCAAATCAATGTATAATATAGATGGGTCAATGATTGAAGGTTGAATTGCCGCTACAGAGTAGTCTCTAAGCTTCTTAAGAATGACATTTTTCTCCGAAAGTGATAATCTATCAGCATTTTTTGGTTTAATTGCCAAAAATACCTTACCATATTCAGGTGGAGACGCTTCTTCACCACCATAACAAGCAATTGAAGATACATTTGGGTAAATTTGTGGAATAATTGCTTCATAATCACGGGTTGAGACTGCTCTACCGAAGGCAGAATAGAATTTTGGTGCTGCAAACTTGATAGATTCAGTAGTTTCCGCTAATGAACCTCCATCTGGATCACTTGTAGTAGTAACTGTAATGCCAGAAGTGATAGAATTGCCTGTATTATCTCTAAAGTTACCAATATTTTCAAATACTTTCAATCCATTAGCTCCAGTTCCACTAGAAGTGGTATACTGAACCTCAACAACATCACCATTTGTAAGATCCTTACCCATTATTCCATCACCAAAGAGGATTTCTGGGATCTCTTGCTCAGATTCTTCTAAAAAGAAGACCTTTGAAGTGGAATCTATCTTAGTAATATCAGTTGCTTGTAAATAACGCTCTGTAACAGTACCTGAAGTTACCTCAACACGCATACTAGATGTATCTGCAGTTCCATTTGTAAGAATGAAACGCTGCCTTTGGTTAGTATCCCGCACAAAAGTGTCTGTAAGGAACACTCCTTCATACAAAACAACACCAGTAAAGGTTGCAATACCAGAAGTACTATCTACACTCTGTGTAGTATCGACTGGTAAAGAGAAAACAAAGTTATTATTATCTAATCCTGTGAAATTTAATACTAATCCTCTACCAATAGTAACTGTTTTGGGATATGGAACTACAGTTTGTACACTAATATTGACAGTTGTTTGTGCAGAACGAGCTGACTTGGGTGTATAACCAAGCATTCTTGCTAATTTTACAACATTTTCACGTAAAACAGCAGTTTCTAAGAAGCCTTCATTGACTGTAAGGTTGGCATTTACACTAGTATAGTAAGTATTATATGCTAACGTATCAAGAAGCACCGTCAAAGAAGATCCCTCGAAGTCATAATCGGAGAATTGTTCCTGAGCTCGAAGATAATCTTTTATTTGTGCCTTAATTTGGTTGAACTCTAAGGCGTTGACCTGATTGAATGCCATTATGGTTTAAATGCTACGTCGATAGAATCAAATTTGGCTGGAATTCCCATGATTACATATGCTATACTCACGTTTAATTCATTATTATTCTCATCAACCTTCACTTTAATCTCATAAACTGCTACTCTAGGTTCATAAGTATCAATAGCTTCCCGAAGTCTTTTCTTAATTCTCTGAGCAGAGTTTGGTATAAAGTTTTCAAAGAGCAATCCAATTATATTCCCACCGAAAGCAGGATCAAAAGGTTTCTCATAGAAGTTATAAAGGACAATATTTTTGACTGAAGCTTTAATGGCTGACTCATTGTTCAGTGCTAATATGTCATTAGTCACTGCATTCTTTTCAAAAGTCAAAGAGAAGTCTCTAAAGGACTTCGATGTTAAAGCCATTCGGCTACAATATTAACCTTCTTTATATTTATACTGGTTTTGTAATAATCTCTTCTCTGCTTCACGGACTACATCCTCAGCACTCTTTTCAAAGTCTGGTGTAGCTTCATGTCTAGACTGATATTGCTTTGATTTCTTTAGATAAGCATCAGAACGAGGGTCAGTAATAAGGTACTTACACTCCTCCCATCCGTTCTCATGGAAGTCATCAGACATATCCACGGGAACGTTATGATTTCTTTGACCGTTTACTATTCTATTTGCCTTGGCCACGATACCTCTTTCTTGCCTTATTACGTGATGTAGCAGAATACTTCGTGTGCATAGAACTGCCTTGACGAGTTTTCTTTGGTTTTGCTTCTACTGTTATGTGAGTACCAAAACCACCTGCTTTTGTAATTGCCATAATTAACCACCTGCGAATACGTTTGATGAACCTGCAGCGACTGATGTACAGCCACTTACACTATCTCCTACTCTACCACACCCTTTACCATTTATAAAGACACTTGTAGATCCTGTAGCTATTGGTGCTGCATGAGAAGGACATGGAACACCTGGTAATAAGTGTCCAGTGTTATTATCTCCTTGACGAGAGATAGGAATATCATTACAGAATACATTACCAGAACCCTGTGCTCTGACCATGCCAGAACAATGGGCTACATCTGCATCTCCAATTCTAGTTACTGCTGGCATTAGTATCCTCCAAATGGATCATCTTGGGGTTCATACTCAGAAGGAGCAGTTTCTTCCCAATCGAATGTTTTAACGGGTGGTTCTTGTATCTTTTCAGATCCACCACCTAGATTCTCTGAGCCACCCACTGCAAATGGATTATACTTTGCAGTTGCTATTTCATACATCTTCTGATGTATAGTGACCTGTGGCGGGTCAATATTGACAACATTATCCAATGCCTTGTCTCTTGCAATAGGCATAGTATCTAAAGGATTTGGTTTATCATCAAACCAATCATCTTTCGGTGTCATCTTTGGTGCTGGATAGGACATTAATAATAATTATCAACTACGGAACGGATACCTTCCCACTCATTATTTATTTTCATTGTAAGTGTAAAGGTTTCAGGGGTTTGGGCTACGTTAATTAAATCATATGATACAGTAATAATAAAGGTTTTAGTTGTATAGGCAGTCATATCCTGATCAAGATCAAAGAAGATCTTATCAGCAGGTAGATTATCAACCCCACTTACAGTAGTAGGTGTCTGGGTCTTATCTGATTGGCCTGCATCAATATAAGTAAAACTATCTGAATAGGGGTCAGCAAAAGACCCTGTAATTGCCACCGAGGTAGTTCCTGGGGTAATCACAAGGTCAGGTTCTGTACCATCTACTGTAGCCGTTACGTTAGTAATCTCTTCATCGGCAAGAGAAGCAGATGCAGTAATAGTCTGGCTAATTGTAAATGTAGGTCTTGTTCTATCGGGTATAGACCATGGCTCAGCAAATGGAGATACAGAGATAGTCATTTAACCTCTCTGGTCATGAGTTGCTGTAGATAGTCTGAATATTTGCCCATAGCAGTATGCTGCTCCTCTGTATGTGGAGGATCTGGAATAGTAGGTTCAAACCTTATAAGATGATCAAACGTATCTGGTAGATCGCGTACATTGTTATAAGTTACCAGTTTCCCATTGTTTGATATGGTGAATACGCCGTTCAAGTCGTCCATAGTTTTTTGGAATTATTTAGAGACCCTTCGCGGTTTTGGACGCGATTTTTTCCTCAAGGGTACTCAACCTATCCTCATTCCTCTTCTGAGTTGCCCCAGTGGGTTTTGGATGTGCCATTCCTTCGAGATCTCTTATAGTGTTCTCATGGTCACATACGACATCTACAAGTCTCTCGTAGTTCTCAGAGCCAGGTCGTCTCATCAAGAGAAGGGACTGTTCCACTCTCTTCTCAAGTGTTGACAGTCTTACTTCTAGTTCCTCATTGCTCAACATAGAGTTCTTTATTCAAAAATACTTCGTTTCTATCGTAGTTTAAACGGTGTCTCTCGGTATTGACATAATGACCTACGATGTCATTACCGTCACAACGGTACCCGTACCCTGTAACGTTCTCGTGTCTTCCATCAATGCGAAACTTTTTATTCTTGTCTGTGAGATAGCTGTGGTATCGTTCGTCGAGGTTGATCATGGTTCTCGGAGGGTGGCTGGTATAGTATGTATTATATCACGATTTACACACAATGTCAAAAAGGGGTCGGGCGGCGCGATACCCTGAGAAATATTTTTAGAAAAATTATATTTCTTTTATCGAACTCGCTCATGCAAGACTTTATAGCTTAGCTTTGATAGGGATCCTAAGCTAGGGGGCGGGGGCAAACCGCCCAAGGGGGGCGGCACTGCCTCGACTGCCTAGAGGTGCGGCGGCGCAATCTCAGCACGCCATCCCATTTTGGCAAAGTCCTCTAAGATTTGCAACGCTGACTCATAATTTGAAAAACTGATCAGTCTTGCGTTTTGTTGCCGATCCGTCCAATAACGGACCTTCGTGTTGATTTTTGCCATTGTGTAAAGAAGTGACGGAGTTGAGAAAATAGTAAGATACTGTGGGCGTTGGGTGTAGAATTGCTTCATACACGGATGAACTCAGTTCTTGCATAGGGTTGGATCGATTTGGCAAATTTGGGCATCTCTAGAATTGGTCATGTTGGAAACTTGGGTGATCAGATGCCCTCCTATGAACACCCCTCCTATAATGACCCCTAGCATGAAAGCGATTCTCATGGCAGCAAAAAAGCGATCAGTGACGATCGCTTATATTCCATGTGCCCGAAGGGTGAGGGCGAAATGTGAAATTGTCCTCTGCGAGTTTGGTCATTGCTGCCATCACTGCTTGGTCCTTGGTCGCCGCCTCATTCATTAGGACTGATCCGTTGAACATGGGGCGAAGGTCGGAGTTGAACATTTGGGAATTCGTTTTCATGATTCTATAATACACGATTTTGAATAGCATGGGTGCTCTATTAGGACACTTTGTCAGGTGGCACACGAGAGAGCGTTCTAATAAAAAATCCAGCCGCCCGTGGACAGTTGGATGAGTGGCACAAGGGTTTGTGTTACTTAGTGGGGACACAGTTTGTGTTAATTAGAGACCAAAGAGTTCAAGAAAGAAAATGATAAATTCCAATTGAACTCTGTTGATCTTTGGTTTACACTCAAGCGAAGACGATTTCCTCGACGTTTGTGTAACTGTAGAGGACGCAATCCTGTCGGAATTGTTGTTTGTATACGTCCCCGATTGTCTTGAGGTTGTTGACAATTTGTGTAGAATGTGTAGTACGTTCGTCTACAGTTACCTCGATGATTTTAGTCTTTTCAAGTGTACCTTTGTAGACGCCGATTGCGTCACTAATAGTACAAAACTGTAATCGAGTTAGTAACTCATTCTGAACAAATTGCAACCACATCTGATTATTAACCGTTCCTGAGTTAGGTATATTTAACCCAAGAACAATGCGGTGAGTTTGCATAAAGAATTCAGTTGACCTTTTCATTATAGACGATTTTGCCACGGCAACCCAGAGCTCTGTGCCACTTAAATAAGTGGACTTTTTTGTTAACTCGTGTAACGTTTGGGATTTTGTCAACCCCATCTCGTGTAAAATTAGGGAGTACAAACGCCAGCATCCAAATGCCAGCATCCGCTAAGTCTGCTCCATCCGTCTCAACTGCTAAAGCAAAACCAGCACGCAAGACCAGAGCACGCAAAGCACCTGCCACCCCTCGCACTCGCAAGGCAGCGGCAAACCCCACACCTCAACCAGTCGCCCAAGTGGCACCCGTTGAGACCCTTCAGCAAAAGGAGTTGAAGGCGTGGCAAGATCTCTTCACCCTCAGAGGAATTGAGATCGTGGTCCTTCCTTTGATTTTCCTCGAAGCATGGGCGGTTCAAATCCTCAACAACGCAGGACTTGAAGTCAGTGTTCCAGGAATCAAAACCAGTTGACAAACTGGCACACTCAGACCCCCACTAGGGGGTTTTTTCATGTATATTAAAAGAGTGGGGGGAATTGAGGCAATATCCTTCGGGAACACTGACCCAACGCCCCCACATTTCACTTCACTTAACAACGCTAATTTCATTCATGATTTTACGTCAACTCGGTTCAAATATGACCGAACTAAGTTTCAACAATGGAGACTCAATCTTCTTTAGTTATGAAACTCCAGTCGCAGGATTTACTCCAAAAGTAGGACATTTCAAGACTGAAACTTACTACTCCAGGACTACATCGAAGCACATCAATCAGTACATGAAACATGCACCTAATGTTCGCACAGTTGATGATAGTTTCATCGTCTCACTTTGTCACCCTGAAGGTATCAAATAATGAGCGAAACTATACGGACAATTCGTGTTACTGAAGACGAGGAATCTGTCCTCGTTGAGATGATACAATTCTTCAATGATATGGGGTGGATAAATGAATCCACCCAAACAGATTATGACTCACTATGTGATACTATCTGTGAACCAAGTCCTTTCGATTATTCTTAACATGTCCTGCCTACAAAATGAAGCAATTCTTGAGAACATCTTCGACGAAATCCTTGAGAAATGTTATCAACGTAACCTGCATTTACTCTTTGGTGAACAAGAATTAGAAGAACTTGCAGCAACATTGACTAAAGAACGTTGGGAGAGATTGTATGACTAAATCACAATTTCGCTTCACAATCGACTTTGAGTTAAATGATAAAGAGCATGAATTCAATTCTAGACACTTTGCCGAAGAGATTGAAAGCTATTTGTTAAACTATTGTGGACTAGATAGCAAGGTGTTAAATTACACTAACTCTTGCCCAATCTACAAATACGATTAACAAATAGAGTGGACGGTTCCCCAACTGTCCACTCTCGGCCTGAATCCTTGAAAATTCCAGCCGCCCATGGACAGTTGAGAGACTGTCCATTTTTTATTGAATGGGGTCTGAAATCGTGTATTATAAGGGTATGAAATTCAAAGACCAATTCTCACTCGTTCTTAATTCTCAAGAACACGCCATGCTCGAAGAGATGGCATCCTTCTGCGCTCAATTTGATTTCACAGAGCACAACGATCCTGAAATCTTCGAGATGCTCTGGGACAAAATCCTAGACGCAGATCACAAAGTCGTTGAGGCAAATTCATGAGCACGATCAGCGAATTCTATTCAGGTCTGCTAGACAAGGGTTACTCAGAGCGAGAAATTCGCGAGAGTGCTCAGAAACATTCCCAACGGGTCGCGCCAGATTGGTTCAACGGGACGTACTCAGAATATTTGGATCACATGCACGAATTTCTAAATGGCATGTAATCAATTTTCTGATCTGCAGGAATACACATTCCTGCACGACACCCTAGGCAAATTCACCGTGATGGAAGACAACTTGCCCGACGCTCTCAAAAAAGTGCCACGATCTGCAATCCTAATTGCAGTCAACGGCGACCCTCGCTTCTGAGGGTTTTTTACTGAAAAATTCCAGCTGACCGTGGACGATCTCCAAACCGTCCATAGTACACAAATACTCTTTACTTTTCCTCTGCAGTTGTAGGGACATAATAACACAAACCCTCTGCAATATATCTCTGAGATATTAACAACATCTCAGGGATATTTTGTATTAGGTCAGTGTCAATTAAGAACTGCACTAGTTCTACACTCTCATCGGGATCTAGTCCCCCTAATTTATACTTAGCGAGAAGGAATCGTATGCGTTCAGTCATACTCCTCCTCTAATAGGTCCTTATCTATTCTCATCCTACCTCTGTTACTTATCTCATCTAAGTAACCACTACTAGCCAAATCTTCATATTCTTGCAATTCCTTCTTTTTCTGTGAAAATGAACCTTTTTTGTTGGTTCCTCTGTAATCCCAGGTTTTGGCCATTTTTAGGTGTTTTGCGTGATTTGCTTGAGATCGCCACTTTTCAGTGAATCATTATAAAATCTTCCAAGTGACACAGAAGTTGGGTCTTTCACGAAACCGTCAAGAGTTGACAGTAATTTCGCATTTGCAGGTTTCCAAGCATACTCGTAGGTTTTCTCATTTCCTGAGAAGTTTATGAAAACCTTGGATCCTTGCACGACTATTTTATCTAGTGCAGAACTCAACTCGCCGATCTCGAAGGTGTGCTTTTTCGTAGCCATGGTCTTTGCTTTGTTACCTACTAATTATAATCGATCTGGTCTTCAAAGTCAAGCTCTGAGGTCACTTTGAGAACTGGCACAAGGTCGCTTGACTTTCGGTCCACTGCGGGCTTAGACTGCAAAGGGTCTCCAAGCAATCACGGAGTAGTACGCACAAACTAGTTTTTATTAACATTTCTTAAAAGGGTAGTATCCTAGAGTATCTTACTCACATTCTACCTCTTCCCTCCCTCCATATATCAAAAATCAGTGAATATCTAACGTTTTCACCCTGATTTTCTACCTTATGCAGCGCGGAAGACTTAAAAACTAGGAGCTTACCCTCCGCAAGGGGTCTAGACTCATTCTCTACAGATAGTATAGAGATTGTGTCACTCAATGGTAGGTTACAACGATATCTTACTGTTGTCTTACCTGGATCAGGATCAAAATGCCATCCTAACTCACTCTTACCTGCTAATCTTACTATCCCTACGTATACTGTCTCTCCTAACCAATACATTGTCTTCATTAACCTAGGCAATACCTTTCTATTGTTAGGGTATGGCATATGATTAACAAATAATGGTGCTACACTCCACTTAGCATTTGTATCTGCTATAGGTGCACTCATGTATGCATTACAATCTATCTCATGTCCCTTTCCTTCCTCTGCTAGGGTCTTACGTTGATAGTCTGTAAAGTCTTTAAATTCTAGTTGATTGTAGTATTGGTCAAACTCTTCCTTTAATGTAGGATATACTAATTGTATTCCTTTAAGGCGATTGTTTATTTGTTCAGGCTTGAGAAACATTCTTCTGGCGTTCTCGTATCATCATTCTCTGCCCATATAGTACACACATTGTATACTTGGTTCTGGGCTTTGGATAAGTGAGAATGCAGTGCTGTTAGACACTGCCTCCTCCTCTCCAATATATGTTCGTTTAATTCTTTCATCTACTACGGGCTTTCACTCCTTTACCTAGTACATTCTTAGATGTTGTACCATATTGTGAATAGAGTTTGGCATCGTTAATAGCCTGATCTTCGCTCCTGAATGGACCATAAGATTGAGGTACAGTTGAGTAATGCCAATATACGCCTTTACGCTTCTGATTCAGTTCAACTAATATATCCTGGTTAAGGACATTGAACTGGACTTTCTTAGGGGACTTAGCCATTTGATTGGTCCTTAGGACGAGGTTGGATTTCTGCCCAATAGTCAGGATAGACTAGGACATTAACTTGAGCATAGCCATGGAGTGTTCCCTCCTTTGGCCATTGATGCGTACACACAGTAACGTATGCACCATCGACAAAACTGATGAAGCCTTCATGCCCATCATAGTATACAGGATCACCGACACTAAATGGACACTTCATCACCCATTACCAAAACCATTACCACTATTTAACTCTCGTCTCTGTTGATACATTTCACGTAATGATCGTTTCATGTATCGTATCTCCTCATCCTTAAACAGGAATGGATCAGCATCACTCGCTTTTAATGTGCGCTTGAGCTGTGAGATACGTTTGGACAGAATACTGGAGTCAAGAATAGTGGACATGGCTTCAATGTGCGGTTATATGTTTATAGGGCTGTCTCTACCTCTTCTGCAATATGATCTAGAACTTCAAGGATCTCAGTACCGTTGTTGGTCTGGTCAAGAAGGAATACTGCAAATTCGTTTGACATGATGAAAATAAAACAGGGTTTACAAAAAATGGACGGAGATACATATTCTCCTTACTGGAGACCCATTGTATCATCGGGGGGACTTATTGACGTTGCCCTTGCCGCCCATACACATATTATAACTTGTCTAGGTCGCCTCCGACACGTTCAGTGGACTGTTTGTTGGCTGTCACACTGTCTTTCTGCATCTGTCTCAAATTGTTAAATGTTTTGACAGACCAGTCGTATGAGGTCTTGGCTAATGGTACAATGACATCCTTGGTAAATTCATCCCATTCAAACAGGTGAATTTGCCAACGTACCTTGGCATCGTCAATATATTCACCAAGACTGATGTTGGTCTCGTCTGGACGATCAGTTGGTGGCTTGTAAATGCTACCCTTGATCTTTCGCTGGTGTTCTTCTGTACTCATGGATCTATAAGGTCGTTACCAATATGTATATTATAGCACACCTAGTTTCTTTTGCAACACTGGACCTATCCTATTGCGTAAGAATGTGAAATATTCCTCACATGTGAACTGTGCATCCACCACGTTGAGGATATCGTTCACTCCATACACATTAACACCCTTGTTATTGTACTTCTTAAGGATGCTCTTGGGTATGTCTGCCTTGACTGGACAGAAGTATCCACTCTCGACTGCAACAGCTAGTGTATCAGATATATCATTGATCTTTTGGTTAGATGCCTTGATCTTCTCACTATCGAAATCTAGGTTGCATTTACATTCAAGGTAATAGGTCAACTCCTCAACCTTGAACAAATGATCTAACTGTCGTTCATGTGATCCTACAATCAGCATGTTATCCTCCTCTATGAGGTTCTCAGCTGTGTTGCTATCACTGATGACAGTATTCCAGAACTCCTCAATCTTATTACCAAAGGAGATCCATACAGATGGATGTGATCGCACTTCTCCTAATCCACATGCCTCTAGGACGAATGAACTGGTGGTCTTAGGCTCGATACTCTCAATTAATGGGAGTAGGTGCTCTTCGAGGTAGGATGGTCGTAATTTCATGCTCCTATTATATCAGGTACATACTTCTAACAAGCCAGGATTGGCCAGTGCATGAAGTGTCATATCATTCTCGTAATTGGTCACGTACATGTGCGATACTGATGCATTGGCATGGTTCTTACCCTTGCCCCATCGTTGTGAGTATCCAAAGTCTTTGTATATGATATGATAGTCCTTGAGCTCACGCTTATAGAAATCATCTTCAGTATGTACGAAGAGCCATGGTGCAGTTGTTTCCTTCATGGCAGCAACCAAACGTTCATGTAGATCCTCACCACCGTCACCAGTAGTATATCCTGCTCGTGCACGATAAGGTGGATCAATGAATATCCAGTCATTATTACTGGCAGCAACAAATGCCTGGTAGAAATCACCTGATGTGATCTCAGCATTCTGTAAGAACTGCATGTGCTCCCAATTGAGATTACAAGAGAACTTCTTGTAGTGTCCAAAGGGAACATTAAACTGTCCCTTACTATTGTAACGTTCCATGCCACTAAAGCACAACTGTCTTACAATAATATAACTGACTGCCCATTTGTATGGGTCACGTTCATCACCATTGATATAATCACGAGCTTCATAGTATTTGTCGCTCAATGCGTCATGATCTAGGGTCTTACAGTGACATACCTCCGAAAAGACCTCTTGAAACTCTATTTTATCTTTAATTTGATTGTATGCGTTGATCAATCCATCGTTCACGTCATTTAAAATGCATGGTTTTTGCAGGTTAAATGACACAGCAGCACCACCACAGAAGGGTTCAACCACTTTGTCGAACTCATCAGGTAGTAACTGCTTGATAATGGGTAGCTCTTTGGTCTTGCCACCTTGATACTTAACAAATGGCTTCATGTATTCAAAACATAGATCAATCGAATGACCATACATGTGAAGAACACATAGTATGTCCACATGATCCACATACCCACCTTATTATGGAGTGAACCACGTTTGTATGGATGAACAACACCAGGTGCACTGTCCCATCCATCTTGCATGTATTCTTTAGGATCTATTCTTGCCACGATGATTAGTAATGTAATTACGTGCAGACTGTTCGTTCCTGCACTCTTTGATTATAGCACCATCATGGATAATACACAACTTCGTGTTACTACCCATTACAGGTACAGCATAGTATCCATCGTTAGTGGCAAATCCTTCAGTACTATTCTTGTAGAACCTGGCTATTGCCTTTAGTTCCTTCTCCGTTTCGTTCACAATGCTCATCCCAAGGGTGTTTGTAGTTTCTATCTGCAAGCTTATGAATAGTCAGGTGTACATCGTCACCCCAACTGTTCATCCTCCGAATACCTCCGAAGGACATTTCTAAATCAGAATCGGTCCATCCTAGTTCATCTACCATTTCTTTTCTAATGTAGATGTGAAGTTCACCTTCGATAAACTTATAATCGAAGTACTTCTGGATGTCAGGATGGATACCAGGATTAACTGTCATAGTGTTTCAACTATTGTTCGCCGTCATATTTAGAAGGGGCAAGAGGACATCTCTTCGTGGGTTAGTGTATCATCACCACCTGCTCCGAGGAAATCACCCTTACGCTTGAAACCCCACTTGTCATAGATGACAGGGAAATTCTCTGCTTTGTAACGTAATGCTTCAAAACTCTCCTGAGATAGTTCCCAAGCTAAGATCTTACGTACATTAGCAGCATTCCGACACTGACGTGACTTAAAGCGATCTAGTTTCCAACGTCGCTCAGTCTCTGCAAATGTAGGTGGATATTGTTTGTATAATGCCTGTGCATTCACAGTATTATACTTAGCATTATCATAATGCTGGTAATAAAACTTGCGAGGCATGGTGTCCTATCGAATGGATTGTATGGAAGAGGTTCGATTTAAAGACGATTAGTGAACGTCACCCTTGCCTTCCATACATGTATTATACACCTTACTGATAGTAACCAGGCTCCCACTGTGCCTCTTTATCAACTGACACAAGGTTACCAGACACAACAACCCTTTCATGTAAGCATGTATGTGGTGGCACATAGTGTGGTGCATCACCTCCGAACACATATAAATTGCCCACCTTAGGTCTTACAACCTGTAATGGTGGCATCCATGGGTGTTCAGGATCAGGAAATACTAATGGAGTACAATGTACACAGGTATCCAAATACCAGGCAAAACTATAATCAAAGCCAGGATGGCAATGACATTGAGCAAAATCTCCTTGTCTATACGTACAGCCCCAGAGTTCTTTGACTTTGTGGTTTGGGTAGAGTGCATATAACTGTTGCAACAATTCTTCAAACATAGGATGATCTTGGAGTTGCCACTCAGATACTGCTGCTTTAACAGAAGTACCCCAGTTCTGGGCATCACCAAGATCAACAATGTTATCTGCTATTTTATGATGTGGCTTAACGTACCACTCCTCTAGTTTGAAGTTTCGTTGCATTTCTGGTACTCTCTATACTCTTTGTACAGTACTTTCTCTCTTGCATATGCTTCTATCTCCCATGGTTCATCCATGTAAGCAGTGTCCTTAGGTACAACATCACCCTTCCATTTGTTCTCAATGAATACCTTATCAGTATGACGATGAGCAAATCTCTGAGTATGGTCACCACGTAGTCTCTGCTCAACATGAGTTAACTCATGGAATAATGTAGTAAGATACTGTTCTTTATTATCGAGACGGTTCTCCATCTCAATTTCAAAGTATCTAGGACGTGATAGTTGATCGATGGATAAACATGTACCATCATCCTCAGGCCACAACCTCCTGTCTATAATATGGAGATACGTGTTGAAGCGACTGAGTTTACGATGCTTGATGAACCAATCGATTGCAGTGCGGGTAATCCGTTTACGATTAGAGTACCCACCAAACGTGACATAACAAGACATGACCAATGAAGAAAGTAAATGAACGAGGAAATAAAGACTAGCTTTTCGATGCCAGTCATGTTTTTAGCATTCATGCTGGTGAAGAAACCTCCCACTTATACTTGGATGTTTCTCTCTTGCAATACATGCAGTATAAAGAACTCCATGCGAAGTGATACACTCTTGATGCTCCTTCACAATTAGGGCAGACTATCCATCTACCATCCTTAGGTGCTCTGGTGTATCTGGTTACTTTAGGAAATCTCATTCTTGAATCTGATCTAAACGTAACCCACGATAACCTGATGCTGGTGCATCAAGTTCGTCCAAAGCTCGACCTAGCTCTTTGGTAAGGTGCTTTTCAAGGTGTATGTCATCCACATTGTGTCTAACAGCAATACTGTTAGCTAAGGTTGGATCAGTAGACCACATTAGATCAATAATATATTTGATCTGTTGTGTGTCCAGTTCAACCATCGTTACTACGCTGTCCTCCATTTCTGGTTGCTCTGTGATGATTACTTCCATATTATAAGGGCAATTGAGCAGGAATGGTGGAAATACGGTCAGTTTGTAAACTGGCATACTCCTTGTGCAATTCACACCCAAGGTATGATCTACTTAGTTTCTTGGCCACCATTGCAGTTGTGCCACTACCCATGAATGGATCTAATATTATATCACGCTCCTCCGAACCTGCCAATATGCAGGTCTCTATCAAATCTGGTGGGTAGCAAGCGAAGTGTGCTCCTTTGTATGGTTTGTTCGTGACTGACCATACCGAACGTTTATTCTTCTTGGGATAAGACTTTGAGAGTCCCGAATGAGGAGATAGTCCAGTACCTTTATTGTGATATTTTCCATTAGTACGATCCCTGGTTCCCCAGTCTTTTGCTGGTTCTTTGATAGCTTCGTTATCATAATAATACTTCTTGTTCTTACTTAAGAGGAAGATATACTCATGTGATTTAGTACATCTATCCTTCACACTCTCTGGCATAGGGTTAGGCTTATGCCATATTATATCCTGCCTGAGATACCATCCATCAGCACGTAATGCAAATGCTAACATCCAAGGGATACCAATTAGATCCTTTTCTTTTAAACCTGGTAATATATTACCACGACGAGGACATGCCTGAGGTAAATCTTGTGATGTATTACTAACTGTCTGCTGTACTAATGCTTGACCTTTACCTGGTCTATAGTTGTAATAACTATCACCCATGTTCAACCATAGTGTACCATCTTCAGTTAATACATCACGTACCTTACTGAATACTTCCACCAAGTTATTAATATATTCTTCTGGTGTATCCTCCTTACCTATCTGTGCATCTTCACCACCATAATCACGGAGACCATAGTAAGGTGGAGATGTAACACACATTCGTGGTTGTTCTGCTATACCAACAGTAATCTCTGCACGTAAGGTACCAAGAGTTTCACGACAGTCACCAAATAGTACTGTATCTCTCATACAAATCGCCTGAGTTGTTTAAGTATGTACTTATATGCTGTTACTATATCACCTTCATCTTTACGAAATAGATCCTTATCAAATCGTTCTCTTGATCCTTTCTTCCACAATCTCATATTGTCTGGGCTGAGTTCGTCAGCAAGGAAGAGATCACCATGAGCATCGTAACCAAATTCAAGCTTAAAATCAACGAGATCAATACCACATAGAGTGAAGACAGTTTGAAGGACATTGTTTATTACCAGTGTTTGTTCAATTAAGGGCTTAGTGTCAACCCCCATAAGCCTAACGCGATCAGGAGTGAGTAAAGGATCATTCTTACTATCATCTTTGAGGAAAAATTCTACAATTGGCGGGTTGAATAGCGTGCCTTCCGATAATGTAGTAGTTTTAACCACACTACCAGCAGCTATATTCCTGCATATTACTTCCACTGGTAAGATTGTCAACTTCTTACATAACATCCTAGTCAGTGAAGGTGCGTCAATGTAGTGTGACTTAATACCATTCTTAGCTAGCATCTCAAATAGAAGCGCAGATATAAGACAACATGTTGCACCCTTGTCTTTTATGTAGTCCTCCTTTGCGCCATTTCCCGCAGTTACTCTATCATGAAACTCTATGAGTACCTTATCAGCCTCACCTTCCAGATCATACACACTTTTTACCTTACCCTCCAATATTGGTGGGTGTGATACGATCATCCTGTGTAGTTTATCAGGATTGTTGTTTGGATTTGCTTTGATTTCAGATTTCATTGTATTAGGAATGAAGGTGTTCCATAAACTTGAGGGCACCTGTTTGTAATGATAGAATATACTCACGACTTTCTGCGCGGCACTTGTATTTCCCATGAACCACCATGCAGAGTTACCATCTCAAACTCCTTCATTGCCTTCTCTCTTCTGTTTAATTCCGCTTCACGTCCTGGTTCAGGTGAAATAGAACCATAAGCAGGGCGTGGATCATCACCATCAGGATTATCAATACCAGAAGCATCACAATAATCCCAGATAGCTTGATCTACCTGAGAATAAATGCTATCTAATGTCATCCCAGTGCGTAAGTGATGCGCTATCTCATCGACCTGTTGTTCTGTAAGACAGTGATCAGGATGAAGAGCGTCACAAACAGGGATTCTTGCTTCGATAAGCTCATTGATGTTAATTCTAATTTCATAGTCTCTGTATACTGGCATGGACTTTAATACTAATGTGAACGGGATAGATGGGATTTGAACCCACGACCTCTGCCGTGACAGGGCAGCGTTCTAAACCACTGAACTACTATCCCAGAGGGGGTCTAGAAGACCCCTGAAGGGGTCTATCTGATGTAAAGGTATGAACCTGCCCAATCTGCATTGAAGCAGCATTTCTCATAAGAGGTCTCATCTAATAGGTTGTACCTAACGATGTCTGCTGGTCCTCTCCATGAGGCAGGTTTGAACACATCACCAGTGACTTTATCTATGAACGCATGTACGCAACTATCATCATGGATGATCTTAAAGTACTTGCGACCTGCCTTAACAGAGAACTTAGCTTTGCTGCCTTCTGGCCATCTGCCTTCGTAATCCGCTACGAGACACTTGCACAAGTTCTCTACACGCTCTGCTACAGGGTTGAAGAGGGTTTTGGTCATGGGTCTCCGTTTGTTATGTACCTATTATGGGCTATAATGGGTAAGAAGTCAAGAGGTCTTAACCAGTTTGTAAACTGGCACATGCCCTCAGTCTGATTTGAACAGACAACCTACGCTTTACAAAAGCGTTGCTCTACCGTTGAGCTATGAGGGCTACCAATCGAACTCTTGTTCCTCCTCCCCATCTCCGAACCATACCTCAAAGCACTCCTCATCCTCCTCATCAAAGTGATCTATATCCCATTGTAGCACCTTTCTACCCTCTAATGAGCAGAATGCTACAGTACTGTCACCTTCATTCATACAGAACCCGCGTTTCAACCAATGCGTGAGCTCATGTTCAGGGTATGCTTCTATCATCATATCAAGCAACTCCTCAAACTTATCACGTTCAAGGTGCTTGTATTCTAATGGCTCATAATTTTTATGATCCTGCCATACAGGAGTAACTCCATCTTCAATAAACAGAGTCATCTTTCAAATACCTCAATGTCCTTTGATAGCCACTGGTGAGCATAGTTAACTATCTCCTCCTCAAGGTTCATGGGCTCATTCATAAACTCAATAAGATATCCTGGTTCCTCAAATTCTAACTCATCAAAGTCAATCTTGGCACGTCTTGGGTTACCTTTCTCAATATTAATGTTACCATATCTACAATTCTCCGTGGGTATGAGTATACTACTTGGACTTAATGGCATGAACATAGTAGTTCCTTCGCATTTATGCACCAATCTGCGTAACAATGGGAACTCAGTCGCATCAGGATCAACACCAACACAGAGAGCACTAGCACCATTGGTCAATGATGTGAACCTAGTCATACCAGTCACACGGAAACTAAGGTTAGTACCTGGTTTATAGCGTAAGTACTGTGGATACCTTGCGGTTTCACTCATCCATACACCATCAGGAAACACCAAGCATCTACTATGCATATAGAATCTACTCAAGAACTCCCATGGGAACTCCTTCTCATGCTCACCAAACATTCCTCTGAGCATTTCAAGGTGCTCATCTTTAATATAATGCCTGTACTCCTCAGGATCATCCCCAAAGAATTTAAAACCTGCCGCACATCCCTTATGATATAGTACTGTAAGGTTCTCGAACTGATCCCTAACAGTGTATTCACTCTGCATAATTACCTGTCTATGATTTCAATAAGCCCGTCTTCTATCTGTTGTAACCAAGTTTGCGTGAACTGTTTTACATCAGGCTCCTCATTAGTGAGAAACTCTAGTATTACAGTAGGTTGTTCCGCAGTTATTTGTACCGTATCTGGTTCTGATATCGGAAATGGATAGTGTTGATACACTTTCTTCTTATGATAGTAGATGTCACCCATAGGTACTATTATACTACCACTTTGGCATGGTGTAAAGGCTTCGTGTTTATCAATGAAATGTACCTTCCTACCACATGCAGTCATGTCCTCCAAACCTGAACACGCAACAGTACCACCATCCTCCTGTGATACCAGTCTATTCAGACCAGGAAAACGGAAGTGGGTGTGTGATCCCTTATGATATAGTAATGAATACTTTGCTGGTTTGAGTGAGTCACTCCTCCATGTACTACCAAATGATACAGTTCTGTGGTGTACCTGATATGTCTGACCACACTCACGTATAATCTTCTCATATCCCGCGACCTTACCCTTCTTATTCTTCTTAATATGTGCAGAGATGATGTCATCCTGCGTCTCCAGCATGATTTCCTTAACTGGGTCAGGATCATTACCGAATACTTTCTTGCCTTTACGTGCATCATTGCACGAGAATACACTTACACCAAACTGTGATAAGCTCCTACCAAATGTATACTGAGCAATTCGTGTATCTTGCGTCTCTGCGAGTTGATACATATCACTCCTCTTCGGCTAGTGCTGCGCTTAGTGCCTCAAACTGTTCGTCAAAGTCATCCTCACTGTACACATTAACAACTGTAGTCGCATTAACTACGGGATCTACGTTCTGTATGTTCTTCTTAGCTTGCTTCTCTTTATGCAACATCAGTTCTTCCATAGGAACTGATTGCTCTGTTCCCAATATACCTGACAATACAAGAGTAGTGTCTGCCATGTCACACTCTTCTAATCTTCCTTTCTCTACAGCAGAGTATACTTGTTCAGCAATCTGGAACTGTAATGGTTCTTCGCGCTCTGGTTTCAGAGAATCTAGATCCATGTGTAATGGACCATACCACTCATCATTCTTTAACGTACCATCATTGTACCATACCTCGAACTCGCGAGTCTCTGCATTATAATTTTCGCATTTATATGTTGGTGCTACATCAGCATCCAATCTAAATTGCGGATCAATATCTTCTAAAGACATAATTGAATACCTTAAGTGTTACTTGTTCCCCCTCGGATGTCCCCATCGTTAGAGCCGTGTTGGGAATATCTATGGTTTATTCCCTGAATACCAGTACCAGAGCCACCTCCGCTACCACCAGATGCATTACCACCTCCATTACCAATGTTTCCTCCACCACCGCCAGAGTTGGAGCCACAACCACCGTTGCCTCCTCCACCTCCACCACCGTAGAGTCCACCATTGCTACCACCATGTTTACCTTGACCGCCTGGATATCCAGCACCGCCACCTCCTCCACCACCAAGGGCTTGGGAGAACTGTTGGTTAGTACCAGAACATTGCTGTCCTTTCATACAACCATAGTAGTATGTATTCTGATAGGTGCACTGTGCGTTTTGGCCACCGCCTCCTCCGCCGCCACCACCAGAGATGATGCCAGCATTGTTTAATACGAAGGGTGTACCACCAGAGTATACAGAAGTTTGTCCACCTTGTCCATTCTGTCCACCTCTATTACCACCATTACCACCTCTACCGATAACACGGGCACCTGAACTTAATTGAAAATATACCTTAGAGCTACCTGAAAAACTTCCTAAGTGCACTCTCTGCACTGTTGCATTAATATAGAGATGCCCTTTGATCAAACTACCACCATATCCTAATCCACTGATATGATTGGCTAGATTAAACTCACTCTGTTGGTTGCTTGAAATAGTATGAGCAAATAAGAAATGCTCACCTTCATGTACCTTTCTCCATGTTCCAGAGTGCTTAACATATACTTCTTTGGTATCTCTCCAAGTTCCACCACTCTTTACCTGTACATCTTCAACTGATCTCCATGATCCACTATGCTTTACCTTGGCATGACCACCAAGAACATCAGCAATTGTATCACTATACGGTACTCCCATAATTTAATTACCTCTACTAGTACTTATACCAGATATCACCATCAGATCCTCCAGATGGATTACCAGTTGAAACTGTTCTTGCGCCATATGCATTTTGTGATGATGTACCAAATGTACTTGCAGTAATTGTACCACAACTTACATTCAATCCAGACAATGTGTTACTGCTTGGATTATATACTAGATGACTGTCATCAGTATCTACCCATGGAGTAACATTACCAGTAGAGCTTACAGGAACAAATAATAGTTGACGACTTGCGTTGCTATTGTCCTCATCTATATTAACTGTACTAGCAGTAGCAGCATTACCAGATGTATCCTGATTACCTGCAGTGTTAACGCCTGGTAAGTTAATAGATGCAGTACCATCGAAGGATACTCCACCAATATTTCTTGCAGTCTGCAATGCAGTAGCTGTACCAGCATTTCCTGAACAGTTACCCGTTACATCACCCGTAACGTTACCAGTAACAGCACCAGATATAGCACCATTAACTGTTGTTGCAGTTATAGTAGTTGCAAAGATTTCTTTCCACTTAAGTGATGATGAACCAAGATCATATGTATTGGTAGTAGCTGGATCAACATCAGCATCAATATTAGCAGTGATTGTTAATGTGTCAGTAGCATTATCACCAAGGTTAATGTTACCATTAACATCTAAATTACCATTAAGCGTGGAAGTACCAGCAACTGTTACTGTGCCACCTACATGTAGGTTCTCAACAATTCCAGCACCACCATCTACTTGTAAAGATCCTGACGTGGTAGATGTTGATGTAGTAGTATTAGTAATCTCTAATACACCACCAAATGTTGACTTACCACTGTTTACATTTAATGTACCAGTGGATTGTATGTCAATACCTAATCCATTTAATAGTTGGAAATCACCAGTAGCATCAGAAGCACCACTACCACCAGATATGTTAAGGTTACCAGTGTCACTAAGACCCATCTTAACCCATGCATTCTGGGATGTACTCCAAACCCAACCTAAGTAGGATCCACGAGTAACATTATTCAACCATGCATAGTCACCATTGTTAGCAGCAGTACCAGCAGTAGGTAGTGCAGTTACAACATCAATCTTTTTAGTTCCCTCATTATCTGCAGCTTGACCAGTAATTATAAGGTCTTCGCAATAGATAGATTTGTCTACTGTTAGGTCTTGATTGACCGACAAGTAACCCTTAAATACTGATTCTAAGTTAGTATCATCAACTGTAATCTTATCCCTAATGATAATCTCATCATATACAGGACGTAAGTTTGCAGTCTCACCAACAATGGATAGTGAAGGAGTATCAAGTGATGCTTCCTCACCAGTAACAGCAGATATTCTAGTGTTACCAATGAATAGGTCACCATTTGAGTTAAGTCCAGAGTAGAATGCAATACCTCCATTCTCTTTCTGTGACTGTGCTAATAATGTTTCAGCATCAGTTAGAACTCTATTCTGTACAGATGGTAGACCAGTTGAGTAGTTACCTGGACCAAAACCAACGTATTCAAACGTATGGTTACCTGATCTTAGAATAGATGGACGACGTAATTCTGTTTGAGTACCACCTGTATTATTAACAGGTATCATCCTTGTGTTCTTATCTACCTCATTAGTCTCACCATCTCTAGCTTCAAGTGTGATGAAGTTAGCAACAGCAGAATCATTTGTAGATGTGTTCACGTATGAGTTTCTATTCTCAATGATGAAGTCAGCAATAACCTCCTTGGTTATTGATCTGGCCTTATCTTCATTACTACCATCAGTGGTAGTAACTAAACCAACAGTAGTATTACTTGCAATAGATGTTGCTTCTAATGGATCTTCTGTTGGGTTATCCTTATCCAGTACAGGATAAAGGTTATTAATATTCTGGGAGAATGCAAAATTATTTACATTACTGTTAGTAGGAGCTACACTACCCTTAATGACAGTACAATAGTAGATACCATTCTGTACTGATTTAATCAGTTCTTTCTCAGTCTTAATGTCATAGATGTAATAAACATCACCATATGACTGACCTGTAGGTACGTTTCGTGGTTGAATAATATAACCATTGATAGGTTCTCTTGACAATGCAGATGGAGAACTATCTACTTCATAACGTACACGATATGTTCTGTCCCTTGAAGATCTATTATCAGGAACACGTTGCATATATGATGCACCAGTGAATAATGCAGCACTATAGAATGCATCGTTACCTAAGTGGTAATGAATTCCTTTATATCCAGTAGTAGCATTGACTGAGCTATCACCAGATGTAGCAGCAGTTACTCTTACATACCAGCAATTCAATTGAGAATCAAACTGTAATGGGTGATTAGGATCACCAGGTGTATAAGATTCCTTAGTTATATTAGTGAAGACAGCATCAGCAGGTGTTGAACTACCATCAGGTGATATTAATGCAGCAAATGTTACAGTTGCTGACGATTCAATCAAGGAAACAATAATTTTATCCTGTTTCCTAGCACCAATGTTAAATCCTTGTAGTTTATATGGTGGCTTAGTAGCAGCAGAATTATATCCATAAAGATATAACCTAGTGTTTACTGGTCCAATATATGACCAAGTAATTGCTCCGTCAGATGCAGTACCAGTTGTATGTGTAGGTGCAGTAGTACCAGATGTAACAGTACCAGATGCAGCTAACAGTTGTGCTGAGTAGTATGCATTACCGTTGTATATGCAAGAATGCTGGCTGTCAGCATTAAATCCAGCGTTTGCTGTCCATGTCTGGTTGTTAGCAATTGCATTATACTGTGCTTTCTGTACATCTAATGCAACATAACCAACAGGAATTTCATTAATTGCACTCTTAAATCCATCTTCAGATGCAGCAGTACTACCACGATAACCTCTATTAAGAGTTAAGACACCAGTAGAACCATTAACAGCATCTACTAAGTATGCCTCAGTGTTGTCAATTGTATCAAATCTAACGTATGATCCCTGTGTAATACCATGAGTAGCATTAGCAGGAGTGGGTGTTGCTGTCTTATTATCTTGAGTGACAGCCCATGTATAACCAGTAGTAGCAGAATATGTTCTTGCTAATTTCTGTGGTGGTATGATATGTGTAATCGTACCAGCTTTATCCTGTGTAAATGGAGCACTCTTATATCCTTTTGCTCTTAATGCACAAGAACCAAAGTTACTGTTAGAGTTCGTAATCGATTGGTCACCACCACTCTCAGCTACGAAGTGATCAGCAAATCCAACAGCGAACACTGATACTGCCTGTATAACAGCATCATTAGAACATTTAACGTGATGGTTTCTATACGCAGACTTGAATATACTGTCTCCATCAGTGTGGGATCCAGCAATATATGATGATCCATCCCATTTAATGAATGCAGTATCATCTTTTTGTAGTGATACACCAGTAAACTGGGCAACAACCATGGATTTAAATCCAGTGGACTTGCTACCATCAGCGTGCATACCCTGCATACCCCATGTACTACGGAGTGAGCAGTTGAATATGTATGGTGAAGAACTATCTACGTTATCAACTTCAACCTCAACAGTTGATCCAGTTGCAGTTGGGTTACCAGATGGTGCACCAGTTGCAGGATCCTTAATAATATATCTGAAGGTTGTAGTTGTTGGGATCTCACTAATATAGTATGATCCATTAAATCTTGAAGCATCAGTTCCTGTTACACCACTAACAAGTACAGGTGTATTAACAGAGAACCCATGAGGTGTTGATGTTGTTACCTCAGCAGTTGTAGTAAAGACGTTTGTACTTACATAGTCAGTAACTACACTGGATACCTGTTTAGGACCAGATGTATTAGGTCCAACAATTCTATTTTCTTCTACTCTTGACTGTAATTCATCAGCAGTCAATACACTAGTAGAATCAGGAATATCAGAGAATGCCTTAGCAACCTTCTGATAGTATAAGTCTAAGTCAGTTACAGATAATGCTGCACCAGCAGTATCATTAGTACCAGACTGTATGTTTCTACCATCAGCATACTCAAAACAAGTTAGCTTATGGTGAGAGAATGTAGGTGGTGATGATGCAGATGGCTGTGCAGGATCCTTGTATACACCTGTAGAAGGTCCATCAAAGAAACTAAACTGCCAGAAATAACAACCACCAGTTACTCTGAAGATTGCAGAGTTAGTAATAGCACCAGCGGAAGGATCGGGAATATAAAGAGGACGAAGCTTAGTCTTTCTAAGATCCATTCCGACAATACTTGTACCTCTTGGTACAACAACACCACCATCAACTGAGTTAAATCTATAGAGAACATTGTTTGGATTAGGATTACCAGCACCATCTAATAGATCAAAATCACTAGCAGATGATAATTCAGATATATCACTAGGAATATATGCAGCACCAGCAGCATTTCTACCTGGTCTATTGTCAATTACATAGTCACCAGGATATAATACTATACTGAATGACTCAAAAGCGTCGTTATACTGACCACTGCGGTATGAGAACCTAGCAGCTTCTAGTAATGCCCTCTGTATACTTTTAAAGGGACGGTTAGGTGAGTTACCTCTGTTATCAAATGCGTCTGATGCATCAAAATCATCAGAGTTGACATAAAGGCAACGTCCAGTTTTTGATGTAAAGACGTTTTTAAGTCTTGTAAGTGCCATCTTTTATAATACCTAGGTTATGAAGCTACCTCAGCTACTTCTTCAAATCCAATTAAGGTTGCAGAAACAGCAGCGGTTGATTTAACATAGATTGACTGATAAGCACCAAGTACTATTCCACCCAGTTCAAATATAGAAGAGTCAGCAATTGACTTCTGATTAACGATGAGTTGCTCTGCAGCAACTTGACTAACACCAGAAACTAATAGTTCTACACCATTAGCATCAATAAACTCTGTTGCAGGAGTTGTGTTGGTAGCAGCAATCCTATCAACTGTAGTTGCTACTGGTCTCCAACGATTAGCAAGAGATCTGCTAAGATTATTGTTATCCAATTCTCTTACCTCTTGGTTAATATCACCAAAATAACCTAGTCTGTAGTCTAGGTTGTTCCTAAACTCATGGTTATCAATGTAAAGAGCACCTCTCAAGTTATCAAAGAATTTAATCCTACCAGAGTGTCCTCTAGTAATAGCACTACCAGCATGAGCAGTACCAACAGCAATTGTTGCTCCTGATGTTGCACCAGTATATGTTATTGTAGTGTTATCAGGTTCTAATGCCTGAGCTCTAGATAATCCTCTTACCCACAACTTACTATTACCTGAATCCCAATGCTGTACATATGCTGATTGAGATGGTGTACTCTCACTAGCATTAGTCCAATTCAGTACTTCCCCAGCCTGAAATGTTCCTGATACTGCAGCACCTTCAATTATAATAGATGACGTATATTGTCCTGTTGGAAAAGAAAATCCTGTAAAGTTATCTGGGGCACCTGGTTGGTTAGCCACTGCATCTAACTGAATAATATCTGTTTGTTCTACAATTGCTACATCAACAGCAGCAGCACCGCCAGTATTATTAGCAATTAATAATTTTCCACTAACCATGGTCGCACCAGGGCAAGTATACATTGGCCATCCTTGTGTTGTTATAGCAAGTGAGGTCGCTGTTTGAGTAGAATGTGTATACGGTGTTACTGTTGGCGTAAAAGTAGCAAGAACACCATTTTGCTTAGTAGCCATGGTTATTAATTAAAAGAGTGGAAGTAAACTTTTGCTCTGGAGACTCCTCCAGATGTTGCTGCATTTAATGTAGTGGTCGCTGCGGTTTGAGGATCAGTAAGAACGATTTCTCTAGCAGTAATTTTACCACCTGTCCCTGCAGCAGGATTGGTGGTTGTAATTGCTAGATCTCCATCGATATTAGAATCACCAGATACTTCAAATTTCTTGGTTGGTGCTTTACCAATACCAAAATTTCCTGAAGCATCTAAGACAGCCTGGTCTGTACCAGTGTTGTCAGTAAAATGCAACCCAATACTAGCAACCCGTTTTTGGATGATAGCTTTGGATGCAGTAGCATTACCAACTATAATAGATGATCCTGTGGCAAAGATCGATCCTTCAACCTCTAAGTTATATGTAGTTGGAGCACGTCCAACACCTAACTTAGCAGCACTAGTAGATCCTACTTGAGAATTACCAGTACCATTGATAGTTACATTACCACCGAATACTGCATCACCACTACTAGAAGCCAAAGTAAACTTATCAGTAGCAATAGCGATGTCACCGCTACCAGTGATGGATGTGACAGCATCTATAGATCCTCCTATTGAAATACCTGTTGCGGATGTAGTTATACGAGCTGTATCATTATGATATACGATACTGTTAGTAGTGTTTCCTTTGAAGAACTTAACAGTACCAGCTGAATCAGTGATCTGGACATCAGCACCGCCGATAGTTAACCCAGTAGATGTATCTAAAATCGAAGATGTATCGCCACTGTTTGTATATTTTATTTGTAGGTCGTCGTCTGTACCAACCTTCAATATCTTGTCGTCGGCCATATCAATATGACCACTTGCAGTTATATCACTACCAACAGTTAATGTCTGTTGAGCAATGAGAGTGTTAGCAAATGTAGCCGATGCACTAAAGAGTGCTGCTGCATTAACAGTTACATTATCTGCAGCGTCATCACCAAGAGTTGTATTACCATTTACTTGGACTGTCTCAACAGTTAAGGTACCAGTAAAGGTAGCATTATTTAATGTCTTGTTATTTAATGTTTGAGTAGCAGCTAGAGTGACTAATGTATCACTAGCAGCAATAGCACCATTAGAAGGTAACACATAAGTATGTGTCACACCTGTTGGCATATCTGCTGTACTAAACTTTGCAACCTTTGTATTATCAGCTGAGTTCGGTATAACAAATAATGTATCAGTAATCGCTAAAACAGAACCCAGACGTATCATACCAGTACCCTGAGCAGATATGGTAAAGTCTAGGTTCGTATCAGCACTGTCCTTTGCTTGAATATTGAGTGTACTACCAACCTTTTGTAGGTTGAGTCTAGCATCACCCATTGCCAGACCAATTTGTCCCTGAGCTTCAGAGAATAGACCTGTCTTTGTTTTTAACTCAAACTGAACTCCAGGTACTGAATATGTACCAGAAGGGACTGCTCGGAAAATACTTCCTACAGCCGATCTTTTGTTCTGATCAGTCGGATCTGAGTTATCAAGTAATAGTAAGGTATCAGAGCTAGATACGCTTCCTGCTTCTAATAATGTTAGGTCAGATATCTTACGTGTTGCCACACTAAGTCCACAATAAAACGTTCAAGTATATTTATACATTCTTTTTAAACGTAAAAAATCCCTCACTACCATGCCAGTAGCCTTTATCCCATGTGTGGTACGCATCACCGAACAATTTTGCCTTACTTTCTAATGGTTTACCCTTCCATGTGCATCCTTCTGAGGACTCACCAACAAAACAAAAATTATCCTTATCAAAGGTAAACAGCATATCACATGCTGGATTTAATACAATAACCTGATCATGTGAAGGTTGAATAATCTCAACTACCTGCTCTCTATAAGGCTTACCTGGAGAATAATTGTATGTTGATGAAGTCAAAAACTTATGGTCATCTATCTTCTCATGCTTCACAAATATATGTGCCCACTTAGTAGGATTAGATGAAGCTTGACCCCAATTGTCAAACTTACCCTCAAACCATTGCTCAAATAAATCTAATTCCATTTGAACGGGCACTTGAATTTTTTCTCCTTGTTTTTCAATCGTTGTGTAATAATGTCCCATGCTTTAAAAGGTGCAAACTCACGAAGTATGTTTTGTTGTCTCTGTAAACGATGCCACTCAGCAGGTGGATCTCTCCTTTCTAGGATGAAATCTGGATCACCATGCTTAGAGTATAACTTAAAATAGTATAAAGGTGTACCCCTAGTCAACTGTAGATTTTGATTTACATCTAATATCTTGATACCCACAACCAATGGTCTATGCCATACTGATATAGGAAATGTAGCAGGAATTAACTCAAATCCTGCTCTAGAGAGTAATGGATGTGGTATTTGTTCTACCCATACATCTTTCTCCTTTGTCCACAATAACAAAGAGTATTTCATTTGGATCTCAGGGTATTTCCCTTTAAGCCAGTTCTCTCCTAGATGAAAATATTGATTATATGCCTTTTGTGTAAGATCAGTGCCTAATTTCCCTGCCTTAGTATCACACCTCATTCCAACAGTAAATGGCTGAGTAACTGTCCAACAGTTCTCAGTCCACTTCTTCCACGCAGGACATTTGGAATGATCATAACGTGAATCATAACCTGACCGAAATTTTTTAGGTACTTCTATAAAATCATCAGGGAATTGGTTACCGTCATCATCTATAGAATATCCCCAGTATACTTTCTTCATAATGGTGGATACTCATTTTGTAATTCTTCTGCTGTTCTTTCTACCTTAAACTCATCACATAACCTTGCAACTTGTTTTCTATCCAGACCAGCAAGTGCTCTACTATTGTCTAAGCACTTGTAGATACATTCTCTATCACTAATAGGTGGCCTGACACTAAATCCATTAGCATCAACACTACTACTACTATCAGATTCTACTGCTGATGTATCAACTCTCTTAGAAGGATTACTGTAATTGTGGAGCTTCTTCGATTTCTTCGTCATCTATCTTCTTTAAAGCTTCCTCAATATCTGCATTTGAAGGCAGAGTTGGATTTAATCCTTCCAATGGTTTCTTCATTGCGAAAGGACTACCCTCTGCTGGTACTGGGGGATTTGCAAGTTTTGCCTTATACTTGGAAGCATTGACCTTCCTCTTCTTACCCTTGCTCTTCTTGGCTTCTTTGATCTTTTCAATCGCATCACCAACTGTAACGATATCCATCGCCATCTCATCAGGTATCTCAACGCCAAAACATTCTTCCAAGAACATGACAAGTTCTACCATGTCCAATGAGTCTAACATCAAGTCATCACCCAATTTGCTATCCCACGTAACTTCTACCTCGGCAGCACGTTCTTCACCTAAAGTCTCAAGAATTGCTAGCTTTGCAACCTTAAGCATAGTGACCTTAGTAATTCTCTTGGAATCTTTAAGGATTTGTTTTATTTCTGAGTAAGTTTTGTTATAAGACATTAGACGTAGACTACCTCTTCACTTTGACACTGATCTCGAACAACGTCAAGAATCCGAATGAATTGATCACCATCCTCACAATCAATGACTTTGGTGTTTCCTTCACTACTTAGTAGTGTAAAGCGTTTGGCAGGAATGTCAACTGTCACCCTATCAAGGTATTCATCAAACATGGCAAAAGCTTAGTAAGTCCTTATAGTATAGCACCCTATGAGAGGTTTGTAAAGTAGGGGGTGTCACTTTGCCGAGTGGCACGTCTGTTGACCTCACCTGCTTTCTTAAGTAAGGACACTCCAGCTTGACGTGTTTCTTGCATATGTGACATAACCTTATCCCTATCCTTATCTTCTCTAACCAATTCTTCTACGTAATCGTCTAAATGTTTTACAAGAATGCTTTTTAAGAACTGCGCCTCTTGTTTTGTTACTGACATGTGAAACGTCATATTTGTTAAGTGAATTCGACATTCAATTCAAGTATATAGCAGTTGCGTCCATATCTATGGTAGCTGCTTGTACTGAGTAGATTCCAGTAACTGCAGCGTTCATACCGCCAACAGTGACTCCAATCTTATATGCATTAGGATCAACTCCAGTGTCCATTCCCTCGAATGCTCCACCTTCGATACATTCTTTATCTCCACCATCGATGATAAGTTTGTCCTTACCCTCTACATGACTAAATCTGTTACCTTTTATATATTCATACCGACATTTTTGGGCTTCGGTACGAATATCACCCTCACTCCTGACAGAGTAAGTAGATGTAGGCTTTTCAATCTTGACTTCATAATTACCTTTAACGTTCTCCTTGATGGAGCCACCTTCGCTCAAGTCATTAAGTAGGAAGGTTGTTTTATTCTCATAAGAGTTAGATTCCAGTTTCATCTGGTTCTCACTCCTAATAGACATGTTTTCATCAGCTAGCATACTCCAGACACCTTTGCACTCTTGTTGCCAGTTGCCATTCACAGTATCATAGCGAT